ACAAGTCGGGCTGCGTGAAGATGGCGTAGTCGTCTGGCAGCGGATCTCAACCCCCGAATCGAAGGAACCCGGCACTTGAGAGGCGACGACATAAAGGCGGGGGATCGAGTGCTGGTCGCGTACCCCCGCAACTGCTGCGGCTCGACGCACCGCATGGGCACGGTGTTCGACGTCACGGGGATCATCGAGGACTTCGGCCAATGCGGGTCGTGTCTTCGAGTGATGAAAGAGCGCGTCGCGCTGACGGGCGAGACCGAGAACAGCGGGAAGATCATCGTCGGCGTCCCAACGTACCGGCTGATCAAGCTGCCGGGGGTCGATCCACAAGCCGAGACGATCACGGAGGAAGAAGCGGAGGTCAGATGAACTTCAAGCCCGGCGACACAGTGCTTTGCATCGACGCAAAAGGCACTATCGGCTTCATAAGGGAGGGCAAGACCTACACTGTCACCGCTACCCATACCTGCGCTTGTAAGACATGGCTTCGTCTTAGAGACGATCCTTCTTCTACCGTGGCTTACCGCTTCGCTCAACACTTTGTTTGTAAGAGGTGCTGGCAATTTATCCCGTATGATGTATGGATCAGCCTCCGTTTCATCAAGTTGCGCGGGGACGACATCAAGATTGACATGACAGATGATATTCTTGGCGATGTAGATGCTGAACTGACATACTTTTGGGGACGACTCGCCGAGGAGGACGCATGAGCGAGGAACGCTGGGTCCCGATTGATGGGCATGAGCATCGGTTCGAGGTGAGTGACCAGGGACGCATCCGGTCGATCGGCCGTTATGTCGAGATGCGCCACTGGCGTGGCGGCACACGGAAGCGCTGGGTGAAGCCAACGTTCATCAAATTGTGGTTCCACCATGATTGGCTGGCGGCGCGAGTGAACGTCTCTGCTGAGAGTCGAGACGTAGTATCTATCGGCGTGGCTCGCGCCGTGTGGACAGCATTCAAAGGGAAAATCCCAGTCGGGTGCGCGATCTCTCAGCGCAACGAAGACGCTCGAGACTGCCGGCTAGAAAATCTGTTCATGGGGCCGATGGACTATTTCCGAAATATCAACGTCGCCGCGGGAGCTTGCAAGCCTGGTGTTAAGCTGACAGCGGATAAGGTGCGGGCGATTCGCGCAGCGACGGGATCGCAAGCGTCGATCGGGCGGGCGCACGGAGTATCTCAGAGCATGGTCTGCGCCATCCGGAACGGCAAGGCCTGGAAGACCGTGGCATGACCGTCCGCAAGAAGCCACGGCTGTATAACGTGCGCCACGGCGACGCACCCGAGGGGGCGGTGAACATCATGCGCGGCACGCCATGGGGCAATGGCCACCGCATTCGCCCGGGCGTTTCGCGAGAGATGGCGGTCGTGCTGTACATCGACGAGAAGAGCAAGGACGAACGCTTTCTGACGCGGGTGCGCACGGTGCTACACGGACGCGATCTCGTATGCTGCTGTGCACCTCGACTGTGCCACGGCGAATGGCTACTCAAAGTTGCTAACCCAAAGGAGAAGATATGAGCGAAGGGATGAACACACCTGACCGAGAGCCGAACCGGTTGCCACACATGACTACCGCGCAGGTGATCGAACGAGCGCAGCGCATTCTCGATCTGCGCGGCCGGCCTCCGTACTCGAGGAACGCGGGGCAGTTCAAGCTCGACCCGACGATGACGGATGATGAGATCGCGCTCATCTCGGACTTCGTCCACTACTGGCTGCAGTACCTGGTGCTGAAGTCATGAGAGAGTCCCGTGGGTGAAGCGAAGCGCAGAGGGACATACGCGCAGCGCGTAGCTGGAGCCGAGGCGCGTCGGATCGCGGCGCAAGATCGCGAGGTGCGGCGCCGTTTCGCGCTGGCGCGTGCGACGCCCGTGCGCGAGAAGAGCACGATAGCTCGCCTTCTGAGGAAGACGTGAGCGGCGAGTGGAAGGCCGTGTGCGGGTTCGCGGGGCTGTACGCCGTCGCACGCGACGGTCGGGTCATGTCGTTAGGGAGGACGACGACTGGCGGGTCTCGCGGCGGGTGGTGCTTTAAGACGTATCGGCCGAAGCTGCTGACGCCGCAAGCATCCGGGGCGGAGAGGTCGCGAGAGCGCAAGTACAACCGCGTGTACCTCGTCACCCTGAAGAGCGTGCGCTACCGGCTGTATATCGAGGACATCGTGCGCTGCGCCTGGGGCGGCGACGCTGCGGCAGCGCTCGCGTTCGAGTTACGCAAGGGATCACCCACCGTTGGAGGACGAGGATCATGAACGCCATACTGATCGCAGTGCTGGCCGTCAGTCATTGGGCCGTCGCGTATCCGCGAGGGACGGAGTTCATCAACGCCTCGCACGATGGAGGCTATCGGCTGCGCGTCAGCGTGCGCGTCGGAGACGACGTTCGGTCCGCGCAGGTCGAGACGTGGGGCAACGAGCCGGAGCCGATCCCCGGGGGGCGCGTGCCCGCGTGGATGGAGCGCTGCATCCATACGCGGTGCCGCGGAGTCGTTCGGCGTGGAGGCCCGCACTCGTGGTCGGAGCTGTCGCCTGAGGGGTGGATGACGTTCTCGGAGGGGTGGGCACCTCTGACCCGGGAGGAATGTCCGGGTGTGGCGACGTTCAACGCGCAGACGGGGACCGGAGTGGAATGGCGGCGGATCTGTCTGCTGGGCAGGGTACTTTCGGTTAATGGTAGTTCAGGGGTGAAATAGTGCTTATGGTAGTGTTTGGGTCGATTTGCAGCGCTCAGCGCGAACAATTGCAATTGTGGATTTGGGGGCTCGCAAAACGACCGAAACACTACCATAAGCTCGTTGGAAAAGCCGATTTACCCCGTGCGGCGTTAATGGTAGTATCATATACAGCCTAAAACCAAACAATTACCTACCATATAATTGTTTGCTTCGGAGAGGTTATATGGTCCTACCAATAATGAATGGAGATAAAAACGTGAAAAAGACAGCACACGTAAAAGCGCTCCAGTGGCAGTACTATGATGCGCTGATCGCCCTCGGCGCTAGGGATCGAGTGGTGACGTCGAGCGAGTTGCAGATCTACATGCTGAAGAAGCACATGCACGTGGTATCAGACCGAGGGATACGCAAAGCGATCGAGCGGTTGAGCCGGAAACTCGACTCGTGTCACGACCTCCGGGAACCCGAAGGAGACGAGCGAGTCGACAGCGGACGCGGTCGCAAAGGCGGGTATCGGCTAAGGTGGCGAGTAACGGACATACGTTAGGAGATTGAGATGCCGGCGAAGAAGAAGCACATGGTACCGATGCAGGTGTTCGAGGAGCTCGACAAGATTCGCGAAGAGCTCGATCGATTAAAGGGAGCCAAGCCCCAGTATCTCATGGAGGTGTCACGCGGAACACTCGAGATACTGATCGGCGTGTGGGACGAAGTGCCTAAGATGCTGATGGGTATGAGCACGGATATGTCCGAGCTCAGTGAGGTGCTGTCGGATCTGTCCGTGTCATTGAGGATGAAGCCATGAGACGCACTGGGCCCGAGAAGCGATTCTGGAAGCGCGTGCGGTTGGAATGGCGCGGGCACGCCTGTCGCGTCGAAGCTTCTCTTGGAGGATGCGACCCCGGGACCCCCGACACTTCGCTCGGATGGGCCGGAAAAAACATGTGGGTCGAGCTGAAAGTCTGGCCGGACCCGCTATCTGCGGAGCAGATCGTGTGGCACACTGACTGCACCCAACGTGGAGGGGGGGCTCGTGTGCTGTGTGAACTACCGAACGGGAATGTGTGGTTGACGGGCTACTCGATCTATATGAACGCGGTAAGAGCGTCGTCTCGTCCGACGGGGAACTCCCTCCAAGGCGTGCTGAAGTTTCTCATGCAGGTACTCGAGGCAAAATCTCGGTAAGTGTGCCGATTCGACAAACGCGAACGCGCATGATAGGATGCGTTTCCATACGCTGTCCTAGTTAGTCTTCCTGCAGTACAATCGTAGTCTCAAGTCTCAATCTAGACGGTGCAAAGCCGTGTGGCGTGCACTGGTGAGTCAGCAACCTTGTGACTGTGTGCTGGAGTCTCAACGGGGATGGGATGACGAGAAAGTACCGCCGCAAGACTACGACACGTAAAGCTCCGCGCACCGCCTTCAAGAAGGGCTTCGACCCGCGCCGGAAGATCGGCCGCGACAAGGGCGTGCCCAACAAATTCTCGTCGGATCTCAAGCAGATGATCCTCAACGCGCTGCACAAGCAAGGCGGCGAGGAATGGTTCGCTGCTCTCGCCCGAAAAGACAAACGATCCTTCAGTGGCTTGCTCGGGCGACTGCTCCCGACGAAGATCGGCGGAGACCCGGGCAACCCTGTGCAGATCGAAGCGGTCAAATCTGGTCTCGGCAAGCTCGACGACAAAGAGCTGGCCACACTCGAGAAACTCTTCACAAAGATAGGAGTCACCCTGCCATGAGCGCTGTCCACGTCCACATCCATCACGCTCGCCAAGCCGGAAAGACCCTTGCGCTACGCGACGCCATACAAAGAGATCGAAAAGACGATGCAGCGACACCGGCGAACGAGGCCGAGGCGCGCAAGCAGTACGCCGAGCTCAAGCGCCAGGCGGAGGAAGCACGCAAGTCAGCCACCGGCAAGCTGCGTCTCACGGGCCTCCTCGAGAAGATGCGCCAGCTGCGCTTCAAGTTCGGCGCCACCGTCGCGATGGACTCGTGGGGCAAGGACCCGAAGACGATGACGCGAGCTCAAGCCGTTTCGGAACTCAAGACGGCTTTTCGTATCGCCGGCAACTCGAACAACTACCCCTCAAAAGAGGCGATGGCCTCGATCAAGGAACGCGCTCGAGCGATCGAAGCGGCACATCCTGGAGCTCAGCGCGAGGCGTTTGGATCAAGAGACGCCATCTGGAAGGAAGGCGAGCGCTACTACATCCCGAATCCGAACAACTCGACGGGGTTCACGTCGAACACTTATCTCCCGAACGAGTGGCACAAGAAAGCCGCGAGCGAAGGCCGATTGTTCAAGTCGAAGGAGGAAGCTCTTGCCGTGACGAAGCGCATGCGCGCAGCACTCGGGCAGAAGGACGCCGGTCGCTTCGAGGAGAACAAGCACCCTCGCGCAGCGAACGGCGAGTTCGGGTCTGGAGGCGGTGGCAAGAGCGCAGGCCCGAAGAAGTCCGACGCGACGGTCAATCGCGAGGAGAAGCAGCGCCAGGAGGGAATGAAGTCCTCTCACGCCGAGAACAAAAAAGCGATCGCTGCGGCCGGCTGGAAAGCCGCGGGTGCGACAGGCGGACACGAGTCCAGCGCGAAGTTCTCTTCCTCACGCGGGGACGTGCACCTGTACGGCGGCAACTGGAGCTTCGTTCCGAAAGGATCGAAGACGGGCCAGTCGACCAAGCGTGGCGAAGGCACCGCGTCGCTCAAATCGTTCTTGGGCGTCAAGGACAGCGCGGAGCCCGGTCTTGGCGTCTCGCGCTACCAGGTCGTCGAGAGCAAGCTCAAGAGCGTGCGCGCCGCGTTAGCGCAAGCGAAGAAAAGCAAAGGCTACGATCCGTCCGTCGGTCAGCTCGAGCGCCGTGAGAAGGAACTCATCGCGGAGTTGGCCAAGTTCGATCGCATGACCACACCCGAGGATCACCGCACGCACGACATGTCCGTGCCGAACTACATCCGCACCACGGCCGCGAAGATGAAGCCCGTCCCGACCGACGCGGACATGCAGCACTACGCGAAGCATCTGCAATGGCGCACGCCCGAGCAGCAAGCCGCGTGGGAAGCCGCGGTCAAAGGAACGAAAGACGCGCTCAATCATCTTGGTGAACGCGAGTACCAGACCTACGGCGCGTGGCGCGCTGCTGCGAAAGCTGCGGGTGCAACGCGGTTCGAGGGTGACAAAGACATCGCGTCAGCGATCGGCGCAGACGGCAAGCATGTCGGCGAATGGGGTGGGGACAAAGGATCGATATATCTCAAGCGCGCCAAGGACGCATACAACGATCCCGACAAAGTCAAAGCGAGGTACGCTCAGTTGAAGTCCAAAGATCGGCAGACCTTGGAAGGAATCGTCAAGCAGCATCACAAGATTGTCGATGTCAAAGGCGCTGACAAAGAGTCGTTGGTGATGATGGTGATGGAAGCCGAATTCGGTCGGAAAGCCATTGAAGCTGCATTCCCTTAGGAGCCGACATGAGAATCTGCAACGGACACAGCCACGACCTGATTCATGAGCTCGATCGCCGCGGCCTGAAAAAGCTGATCCGACCTGAGCTCGCATCCGTTCACGGCAAACTCTGGCTCGAAGGCAAAGCCAGCCGAGAAGAATTCGATCCGTATGTCGTCGCCACGCTTGAGATCGCGTCGAAGGCCCGCGAGTTCGGCGTGCAAGCGCTGAATGGGTCATGTCCGCTGTGCGAGATCGCCCGCGCACTGCAAGACAACGAAGTGCCCGAAGCTTGGCTGGATAATTGCGCTGACTTCATGCTGCTGATCGCGAAGGCCAACCATCTCGTCGCATGAGCTGCGATCACATCATCGCGCTGCATCACCCGCGTGGCCCAGGTGACGAGAACTACCTGCTCAAGCTGAGCGAGCTCCCCGCCGCGAAGAAGCGCTGTCGCGCTGCGTTCGAGAAGTGGGCCGCGAACCCGCATGCGCATCCGCGTCTGGTCGCGCTCGGCGAAGCGAAGAGCGACATCGACCTGCTCAGGGACGACCTGGACGTCTTGAAGTTCTGCCCGTCCTGTGGCGAACGCAATGCTCTATTGACATGATCACCATCTCCGTCACGGGCACGAAGCTGGAAGCGGCTGAGCAGCTCGAGCAGCAGACGGACGACCCGGTGATCAAACGCGCCCTCTTAGCGATCATCGACAAGGCGCCGGGGACGATGGTCTCCCTCACGGGATCGATGTCCTCGGACAAGGCGCGCAAGTTCGGTCGGATCAACATCGCCGGGAGTTTCTGGACCGGATGACTGATCTCGACACGCTTGCTCCGGCCGTCGCTAGCGTCGGCGCGCTGATCGCGGCCGAACGGCGCAAGCGCATCAACCGGGCGAGTTTCAAATCGATCACTAAGGACAAGCGCAGCCCATTTCACGACCTGTGGGAACCGTGTCATACGAAGGTCTTCTACGGCGGGCGCGGCGCAGCGAAAGACTGGTCGATGGCCGAGGTCTTGATCGAACGCTGCCGCACGGAGTACATGCTCGTCTTATGTACACGCGAGTACCAGAACTCGATCGCGGACTCGGTCCATCGCGTGCTGCGGAGCATGATCTACCGCCTCGGATACGAAGATGAGTTTCACATCACCGATAAGACGATCCGCCACAGGAAGACTGGCGCGGAGTTCATCTTCAAAGGCCTGCACCACAACGTCGAGGAAATCAAGTCGACCGAGGGCGTGAAGATCACCTGGGTGGCTGAGGCACAGAACACCACCGAGGATTCCTGGATCAATCTCGAGCCGACCGTCTTCCGGCAGGAAGATTCCGAGCTGTGGGTGTCGTTCAACGTGACCGACGAAAACAGCGCGACGCACCGCCGCTTCGTCAGCAAGCCCCCCGCTGGCGCGATCGTTCACAAGGTCAACTACACGGAGAATCCGTACTTCCCAGCGGCGCTGCGCCGCGTCATGGAGAAGGACCGCGAAAATGACATCAACGTATTTAACCACGTGTGGCTCGGCCACCCTCGAAAGGCATCGAACGCCATCATTCTTGGGGACCGTGTACGCATTGAGGAATTCGCCGACGACTTGTACCGGCAGGCTCAGCGGATCCACTTCGGGAACGACCACGGCTTCTCGAGCGACCCCGCAACGCTGGTGCGCTTCTTCATTCTGAGCAACAAGAAGTGCCACGAGCTGGGCTTGATCAAGAAAGACGACGCGAACCAGAAATCCGATCGCATCTACATCGAGTACGAAGCCGGCGGCACTGGCATCGAGCTGGACGAGCTCGAGGCGATGTTCGACTCGATCGCCCTCAGCCGGAAGTGGCCGATCAAGTCGGATAACAGCCGACCGGAAACGATCAGCCACGTGCGCAATAAGGGCTTCAACATATCCGCCGCTGAGAAGTGGAAGGGCAGCGTCGAAGACGGGATCGCTCACCTGCGCTCTCATATCATCATCATCAATCCGCGCTGCGTCAAGACGATCGAGGAAGCGACGGTCTTGTACCGCTGGAAAGTCGACCCGAAGACGATCGACCCGAAGACGAACGCGCCTGTGATCCTGCCGGAGATCGTGGACGCGCACAACCACTACATCGACGCGATCCGCTACGGTCTGGACGGATACATCCAGCGCCGTGGCGCCGCCGGCGTCTGGGCGAAACTGGGGAGAGGCCATTGAAAGTCCTCCCATACGAGATGTTCGAGAAAGACGTCAAGGTCGAGTCTGGTTGGCGCATCTTCTGCGAGGGATGCGGATACTCGCACTACTTCCGCACCTGGATTCTACCGAACCGCCCGCCGCCGCCGGGCAAGCCGAAGTGGCCGATGTGGACGTTCGACGGAAACACCGAGAAGCCGACGTTCGCTCCCAGCTTGAAGTACTCGAGCGGCCCCGGTAAGTACGAAGACGGCAAGTGGGTACCGACGGGTCCTGAGAAAACAACCTGTCACATCGTCGTCCTCAAAGGTCAGATCACTTACTGTGGCGATTGCGCACACGCGTTGAAAGGCCAGACGCGACCGATGCTCGACATACCGGAATGAGGAGCGTGCAGATGCAAGAAGGTGTCGCATTCGAACCAAACGAGGTCCAGCTCGAGCTGCTACGCTGGCTGATCGCAGGCAAGCGCGATCCGGAAATCGCGCAGCTGACCAACACGAAACCGGAGACCGTCCGGGTGCGGGTCTTCCGCATGCTGAACGACATGGGCGCGAACACTCGAGCCGGCGCGGTCGCTATCGTCTTGCGCGATCCGCGTCTCAGGCGAAAGCTCTCGTGAAACATTTGTTACACCACGCTGAGGCCCCGACGACTTAGAATATGCGCGTGAAATCCTCCGCCGCGATCAGGGAGTTCCTCGAATCCGCAAATCCGCATTTCGGGGAAGGCGAACCTCCTGGGGGCGACGCTCCGCCACCGCGCCCGCAGCTGAACGCGCTCTTAGCCCTGTCATTTCGCCTCGGGGTGGCTAGACGCTACCTTGTCAGCCACATTTTTGTGAGGCCCGTGATCGTCAAAGCGGAAGACTTCTGCATCACAGGCATGCTCCGACGATTCGACGTAGAGCACGTCCGCCGTACTGGCCGTCTTACTCTCAAGGGGTCCGAATGAAACGTCTTCTGCTCGCCGCTCTGCTCGTTGCGTTCACATCACTCGCCGCAGCGCAATCGAACCCGAACCAGTGCTTTAACGTCTTGCCGAGCGCAGCGCGAACTGCCGCCGCGGTGAACTCCAATACATTGTCGAATGGCTCGTGGCGCGGTGTCACGCTGATCCTGAACGTCACGGCGTTCACGAGCGGGCAGTACATCTTAAACGTCCAGGCGCCGATTCCCGCGACGCCGACGGTCTTCTACACCATCCTCGCTAGCACGGCCGTCGCCACGACGGTGGGCATGCCACTGATCTTCACGGTCTATCCGGGGATCACTGCGTCGAACAACGTCACGGCGAACGCGATTCTGCCGCGCAGCTGGCGCGTCAATCTAGCCGGCACCAGTACGCCGTCGATGACGTTCTCGATCGACGCCTGCTACGCGAACTGAGGAGCGACTTATGGCTTTGATTCCAACCACCAAAGGCCCGCTTGAGGAATCGACTCTTCGCAAGAATGTTGTGCGGCATGAGCGCCCTCTGGGCTACTCGGAGTGGACCGAATACTATCTTCCCGACACCGGGGAGCTGGTCAAACGCGATGTCCATCAAGTCGTCCTCGCGCCCGACGAGATGGGCGCACGCATTTTGAAAGACGCCCTCAAAGCAAAAGGAGAACTTGCCACATGAACGCACTCGCCCTCGCACCAAATTTCTTCGACATCGCCCTGGAGCGCATGCGCCGCTGGCTGGTCGCTCTCGCCGGGTTGACCACCGCGCTTTGCACCAGCTTCAAGGTCGAGCTGATGGAGGCCAAGCACGATTTCACCGCCGGCACCGGCAACGCCTTCTTCATGATGCTGTTCAAGCAGACCGCGTTGATCGTGGGCACTTACGGCGCGGCCACCACCAACTACGCCAACGTCACCGGCAACGCTGATGAGCTGGCCAACGGCAGCGGCTACACAACGGGGGGGGTGGCGCTAGGCAATACCACGCCGCTGTCTACCGGCACGGTCGCTTACACCACGCCCAACGGAAACGCGGTCTGGACCGTTTCGACTTTCACCACGCGCGGCTGCTTGGTTTACAACTCAACCAACGGCAACCGGTCGGTGTTCGTCTACGATTTCGGCGCGGACGAGCCGGTCGTGGCTGGCACGTTCACAGTCTCGATGCCGGTGAACGCTTCGGCGACCGCCCTGCTGCAACTGGCTTGAGGAGGGCGACATGAAACGGTTCGTTGCAGCGCTGCTGCTGGCGGTAGCTTTTCCCGCGCAGGCGGCTTTTGTCCTGACCGCCCGCGTTTGGGAGACCACGGTCACCAGCGGCACGAGCACTCTCACCCTGGGCGGTGCGCTGACCGGGTATCGCACCTTCGGCAGCGCGATGAACAACGGCGACACGATCTGGTATTTCGCGGTCAACCGCGCCAATCCTTCCACGCAATGGGAGTCGGGGATCGGCACCTGGAACACGGGCGGCACGTTGACGCGCACCACGATCCTGGATTCCTCCAACGGCGGCAGCGCGGTCAACTTCAGCGCCAGCACGACTGACGTGTTCTCCGACCTTCCAGCGAAGGTGATGGGTTTCTCGGGCGATTGCCTGCTTTCCTCGTCGGGGGTGACCACCTGCACGATTCCGCTCGCGCATCTCGCCACGCAGTCGGGCGACACAGTGGTGATGAACGCGACCGGCAGCAGCGCCGCGCCGACTGCGGTGGCGATGCCGACCTCAGGCACCAACGGCTGCGCCGGGGCGACCAACGCGCTGACCTACAACACCAGCACTCACGCGCTCGGATGCAATTCGATCAGCGGCGGCAGCGGCATGACGACTGTGGGCGACGTCACCTCTGGTGTGGTCGCCTTCAACGGCACGGCGGGCACGACGCTCACAGCGACGCATGCCGGGATGACCGTCACCGCGGCGCAGGGCACGAGCGCACAGGCGGGCGCAGCGGTGAACATCACGGGTGGCTTGGGCGGCGGGACGAGCGGGGCGGGTGGCGCGGTCGTCATCTCTGGAGCAACGCCTACAAGCAGCTCGTCTTCAGCCGGTGGAAACGTCTCCATCAACGGCGGCAACGCCTCCCAAGGCACTTCGACTGCGGGTGCGGCTGGATTGATTACCCTGACGGGTGGAACTGGATTCGCCAGCAACGCCGCTTCGACCACCGCAGGGGCCGGTGCTGTCAGTGAAATGGACGGAGGCGCAGGCGGCGCGGCAGCAGGCACCACGTCTGTGGCCGGTGCGGGGGGCATCGCGAGGCTGCGCGGCGGCGCGGCTGGATCGGGCACAACGACTACGGCGAACGGCGGCGACGCTCAATTGCTTGGCGGCAATCCAGACCTGACGGGCACGGGAGGCAATGTGCTGGTGCGCGGGGGGAACGGTGGCGGCACATCCGGCGCATCGGGATCGGTGACTATCACCACCGTTCAACCGACCAGCGGCAGTTCCGGCTCGGTGGCAATTTCCACCGCTAATGCGGCGGCTTCGAACAACACCGCAGGCGCAGTTTCGATTGCGGTCGGGAATTCAATCGGCTCCGGCGTTAGCGGCACGCTGCAACTGACCGGAGGGCAGTCGGTCACCGGCGCGGGCGGTGTTGTCCAGATTTTTGGTGGCGCGGGCGGCAGCACTTCCACGGGCGCGGGCGGCGCTGTATTGATCAAAGGCGGCAGCGGCACAGCCAGCACTTCTGAAGGTGGTGGGAACCTCACCTTGAATGGTGGCAATGCATCTCAAGGAACTGAAACAGCGGGGGCCGGTGGAATCTTAGCTGCCAACGGGGGCATCGGCTTCCGCACCAATGCCGCTTCGACCACGGCGGGCGTTGGCGGGGCACTCACCCTCACAGCAGGCACGGGCGGCGCGGCGGCAGGAACCACCTCGGTCGCGGGCGCGGGTGCCATTGCCTCTTTGGTTGGCGGGCAGGCGGGTGCAGGTACCACGACCACGGCGAACGGCGGCGCTGTCAACGTCACAGGCGGCTCCCCGGACCTGACCGGCACGGGTGGCAATGCGAGTCTGATCAGCGGCGCAGGCGGCGCAACCTCCGGTGCCAGCGGCAGCGTGACCATCAAGAGCGGCACCACCACCAGCGGCAATACGGGATCGGTGACCCTCGCCTCGGCCAACGCGCTCGGATCTAACTCTACAGGCGGCAACGTCAACATCACCGCAGGCAACTCGGTCGGCAGTGGCACAGGCGCAACTATGGTCCTGACCGGGAGCCAATCAGTCACGGGCGTGGGCGGCCAGATCACGGTCACTGGCGGGGGTGGCGGCAGCACTTCCACGGGTTCGGGTGGCGCGGTGACGGTCGCGGGTGGCGCTGGCGTCAGTAGCAATTCGGAATCAGGCGGCAACCTCAATTTGAACGGCGGCAACGCCTCTCAGGGCACCTCCACCGCTGGAACCGCCGGACAAGTTCAACTGGCCGGGGGCATTGGATTCGCGAGCAATGCCGCCTCCACCACAGGCGGTCAGGGCGGTGCCGCCACGTTGAGAGCCGGGACGGGTGGCGCTGCCGCAGGCACCACTTCGGTCGGTGGCGTGGGCGGCACCTTTACACTTTTAGGCGGTGCAGCCGGTTCCGGCACCACGACCACTGCGAGCGGCGGTCCGGTGCAGCTCATTGGGGGCACGCCCGATCTAACCGGCACGGGCGGGGCGATCTCTATCACCAGCGGCGCAGGCGGCGCAACCTCCGGCCAAGCGGGAGCCGTGACCATCGCAGTCGGCACCGCGACTTCCGCAGCGGGCAACACGGTCAGCATCACGGGTGGCGCGGGCGCAGGCGGCACCAACGGCGGCGGCAACGTCAACATCACAGGCGGCACAGCGGTCAGCACCGGCACCCCGGGCGAGGTGCAGGTCAACGGCGTATCGGGGTTGGAGGAAGTCTGCTGGGAGCAGTTTCTTCCGGCCAGCGTGCCGGTTTCGGGCAACAGCTATCCGTTTTTTCTCGCCAACCGGGCGTGGCGCGTGAAGGCTGCACGGGTCTATGCTTCCAGCGCCACGACGCCGACCGTGGACATAATCAAAGACACCGGCACCACCGCACCCGGCGCAGGCACTTCGGTCTTGACGGGGGTCATCACCTTTTCTGGCAGCATCAATACGGTGGTTCAAGGGACGGTGACCGGCACAATCGCCACCGTCAACATGGCGGCGGGCGACCGGCTTTCCGCCAAGTGGGCGGGCACCGTTGGCACGTTCACAGGCGGTATGATCTGTGTCCTTCTTGAACCGATCTAACCGATGCCCGGCCCTGTCTTCGGTGGCGGTCCATTTGGGTCCGACCCTTTCGGCGGCACGCCCGGCAACAATGTCGGGCCGCTGGTCGGCTTTCGGATCAATAGCTCGCTCGGACAGCTCGATCTCTCCACCGGCGTCGCGCTGCAAGGCTTCCGCGTCAACAGCACGCTCGGAGTTCTCACGGTCAAGGTTTCCGAGACCGCGTCCCTGGTCGGCTTCCGGATCAATAGCGCGCTCGGAGGTTTGGGAGTCGGGCCGGGCGTCGGGCTTTCGGGGTTCAGGATCGCCAGCACGCTCGGCCTCCTCATGGAGGAAAGCAGCCCAACGGTTGACCTCAACGGGTTGCGCATCAACAGTTCGCTCGGGGTGCTCACGCCTTCGGTCTCGGATTCGGCGCAACTACTCGGCTTCCGCATCAACACGGCGCTCGGCATCCTCACGCCTGAGCAAGATCGCAATGCGGTCGCGCTGCACGGCTTGCGCATGGCCTCGACTCTCGGCGCGCTCACGCCGGAGCAGGACAACAACTTCTTCCCGCTTTCTGGGTTCGTGATCGAATCTTCGCTCGGCGTTCTTTCCACGCTCAGTCAACCACAGGAAATGTTCGCTACCACTTCAATCAGACGCCCGATGAGCGCGACGACTTACATCCGGGTGCCTTCATGACGACGCCACAGACTACCGTCTTTCTCGGCACGAGCATCCAGCTGGTAGCGAACTTCACGGACGTAGATGGAAATCCCGTGGACCCAATCGGCGGCGTCACGGGAGTCGTCCTCGATCCCGCTGAGAACGATACAGACTTGGTTGTGACTCGAGAGCAGATAGGACAGTACTCTGCCCCATTCACTCCGGAACTCAACGGTCTCCATCAGTGGCGATTCGCTGGGACGAGCCCGACGCCCGCCGCTGTAGAAGATTCGTTCATTGCCCAAAGTGCATTCGTCAATCCATGAGAAATATCTATCTCTTCGGTTTCGGGTTCCTGGTCGCGGTGGGACTGTGGCCCGACGCACTCGAAGCTGGATTCACGTTGAGATGGGACTTCATGGCGATTGGCGCTCCGCTATATCTGATACTCTTTGGCGACCGATCGAAGCCTCTGCCCGCAGTCGTCGCGGCGTTGATGGTATTGATTCTCTCGATTATCGGACTGACAACCCAATGGGCTCCAGACGAGCTGACCGCTTACGAGGAGTTGATTCATCTGCTGCTAGCGGCTGGGGTTTTCATCGTAGGATTTTCAGCCGCCGAACTCAGTCTGAGATACCTCTGGCGTGGATTAGCGGCGGGGATGGGTGTCTCGGCGGTCATCGCTATCTGTCAGCTGTCCGGGTGGCACCTCGTCCAGGAGGCCATCACGCCGGGTGGCCTCTTCGTAAATAAGAATCTTCTAGCCGAAGCCGGGATGGTCGCGCTCGTCGCTACGCTTGCTCACAGTGACTGGCGCTGGTCGATCGCCCCCGCCTTTTGCGTAGCGATGGGACACTCCACTGCGGTGTTCGGATCTCTCGTTGCGGTCTTGTCGGTTTATCTATGGGACCGCGGTCGAGCGCGAACAGCGGGGATGCTCCTCGCCGCGCTCGCCGCGGGCCTCATGGTTTCGTTGTTCGTTGTGAAGTTTCCGAGCGGAGTAGAGAGATTGGGATTCTGGAAGGAAGCTCTTCTTCAATCAACTTGGATCGGTCACGGCTTAGGCAGCTTTCCAATAGCGTTCGGGTTCGCCGAGTACGCTCACAACGAAGTCGTCCATTACATATACGAGTTAGGAGTCATCGCGATTGCACCTGCAGCCGCGCTAGTTTATCTTTGGTTGGAGCGAACCTATGAACCAGAACGACTTGTTCTCACGTCAGTCTTCGCAGTGGGAATCCTTTCATTTCCCCTCCATATACCCGTTACTCTCTTTGCTGCGGCTCTGGCTGCCGGCGCTTTGGCTCGTGGCCGCGTGTGGGTACAGCGCGACTACCGGGTACGCGGAGTACTGCATAGTGTCGATCTCAGGTAGCCAGCTGAATCCAGATCAGCTCGTTCAGCGATTCACTGAGGCGGTTGCTTTCGATCCAACGAACCGGCACATTCGGGCATTGCGCCAAGCGCTGATTGACGCGCTCCCGCCACATTCGGTAGTCTTCTCGAGGGAGCGCCAATGAAAAAGGTCAGCGTCAAGAAGGCGATCATCCACGCCGCTGCAGCTGAAAAGAAGGTCCTCCGCGGCTGGCAGAAGGACGGCACCGGACCAGTAGCAACCGCGGACTCGTTCGTCAACTTCCAGCAGAAGATGGGACTGGGGGCGGATAACCCCCTTGCGGGATCGAGTTACGGCTTTAATCCGATCACGCGCATCCGCACGCTTCTCGAGTGGGCGCATCGCGGATCGTGGATCGCGGGCATGGTCATCGACATCATCGCGAAGGACATGACCCGAGCAGGCGTTGAGGTCAAAGGCAAACTGCAACCTGACAAGATCGAAAAGATCCAGGAAGGCGCAACGCGGCTCAAGATCTGGAACTCCGTCCAAGAAACGATTCAGTGGGCTAAGCTGTATGGGGGCTCGATTGCGGTGATGCTGATCGATGGCCAGGACCTGAGTACGCCGCTGCGCATCGAGACTGTCGGGAAGGGGCAGTTCAAAGGCCTGTCCGTGTTCGATCGGTGGATGTGCAATCCGACACTGAACGATCTCGTCACGGAAATGGGGCCGGATATCGGTCTCCCGAAATTCTATGACATCAATCTCGATACGCCTGCGTTGCGCGGGAAGCGGGTCCACTACTCGCGCTGCTTGCGCATGATCGGAATCAAACTGCCGCACTACCAGCGGCTGATGGAAAACCTCTGGGGAGAAAGCGTCCTCGAGCGGCTGTACGATCGCATGATCGCTTTCGACAGCGCAACGACTGGCGCCGCGCAACTCGTATACAAAGCGTACCTGCGCACCATCAAGGTGGAAGGACTGCGCGACATCATCGCGGCCGGCGGCGACCAGCTGGATGGGCTCGTGAAATATCTCGAGATGCAGCGTCGCTTCCAGAACTTGGAAGGGCTTCTCGCGCTCGACAGCAAAGATGATTTCGTCGCGCATGCCAATGCGACATTCAGTGGGCTGTCCGACGCGCTGATCCAGTTCGGTCAGCAGCTGGCCGGCGCATCGGGGATTCCACTGGTGCGGCTGTTCGGTCAGTCCCCCGCTGGTCTGAATTCCACAGGCGATGCGGATCTTCGGATGTACTACGACAACATCAACCAGCAGCAGCAAGATGATCTGCTGGTGGCGCTGACCACGATCTACCGCGTGCTAGCTCAGAGTGAAGGAACTCCGTTGCCGGAAGGATCGACATTGAAGTTCCGTCCCTTGTGGCAGCTGAGCGAGAAAGAGAAATCTGAAATCGCTCAGACTACAACCACGGCTGTAGCCGAAGCCGAAGAGAAGGGCCTCATCACGCAAAAAGGCGCGATGAAGGAACTTCGCCAGTCCTCTGAAATCACTGGGATCTTCACGAACATCACGGACGCGGAAATCGAGCAAGCCGCGGAAGATCTGCCGCCGGCTGGGGCCGAAGCAGTCGAACTCGAGCAGCAAGCTCAACAGCAGCAGGCCGAAGCGAAAGAGATAGATCCGGGGGCGGAAGTGGGGAAAGTCAAAGACGTCGCTGGGAAGTGGACAGGGGAGTATTCGGCTGTGATCAAGGGAAAGCGCGTTGCTCTTTCGGGGACAGTAGAAGCGCCAGACGCTTATGTCGCAGGCGATCGACTGCGCGAACTGTTCGAGAAGAAGTATGGCAAAGGGTTCACGAGTCCCTGGGTCAAATTCGGCAAGAAGCTGCTGCCCGCGGGATCGCTGTCACAGAAGGTCGCGAAGCGAGCCGGGCCTGGCGAGTCAGAAGATCGTCTTCCATTCTCTCCGGCTAGCTCTACGGTTCGCTGATGGCCGCACGCGCTCCTAGCGCCCGCCAACGTCGCCAGGCCACGCGCCTCAGGTTCGCGAAGGCGCGTCGCGCTGAGGAGTCTTACGCTCGGCAGCTGCGCCAGGTCGCAACACAAGTCGGCAACATCGTTCGAGGCTTCGCCCCTCGAGGTGAAGTGACTAACCTATCGGAGCTGACGTCCACGTTGAATCGCTATGCGGATATGATCCGCCCCTGGGCGACTGCGGCGGCTGATCGATTCATCCGAGAGGTAGCTCAGCGAGACGAACGCGCTTGGGCCGAAGCGGGAAGAGACATCGGACGCGCCTTGCGACAAGAGATTCGCAACGCGCCTACAGGCGCGATCATGCGCCAGCGTCTTGCCGAGCAAGTCGATTTGATCACCAGTCTGCCTCTGGAAGCCGCGAAGCGCGTTCACCGGATTGCCACCGAGGCTATGACCACTGGCTCGAGGGCGGGTGAACTAGCGAAGGAAATCATGAAGACCGGCCACGTCACAAGGGGGCGTGCTGAGCTGATCGCTCGTACGGAGACGGGTCGTGTTGCCGGTGCATTGACCGAGGCGCGTTCGCTTCACATTGGAAGCGAGGCGTATATATGGAGAACCGCTGGCGATGCGGATGTCCGCCCTGAGCACAAGAAGCTCGAAGGCAAAGTGGTGAGGTGGGACGACCCCCCGATCGCCGGAGAGAATGGCGTGAGGTATCACGCGGGGATGGGGCCCAATTGCCGATGTTCTATGGAACCGGTCTTGCCAGATGTAGTCTGACCTGTAACTTTTATAACTAATCTCCACGACCGAGGCGAATTATAATGAGCACGCTGAACACATCATCTCAAAAGGGCCCAACGCCATGAGAAAACTTCTTGTCTCCATCTCTGCACTGATCGTTCTGGCGCTGGCCTGCTCGGTTCCGAGCCACGCTCAACCCGCCGGCGCGTTCCAGGCGATCACGCCGCTGACTCGAGACCTCGGGAACGTCCGCTCCCTCTCCGCTCAGACCGCAGGCACACTGGTCAGCGCCGACCAGTCTGGCTTCAACGTCACGCGGGTCATCTGCGTCTTTCGGCAGTCGACCTTCACCAACTCGCCGTCGACTACCTTCAAGATCCAGAACAAGGACGCCGCCAGCGGCCAGTACTACGACGTGATCACCAGCTCCGCCATCACCAGCTCCACCGCAGCCAACCCGATCGCGATGGGCGCGGATATGGTGAATGCGTCCAACTCGACCGCCTCCTTCCCGGTGGCCGCTGCGTGGCGAGTTTCCGTCACCGTCGGGGGAACTACCCCGATCGTCACTGGCACCATCGGCTGCTCCGTTCAGTAATGAGCAAGCGGTACTACACCACCACACAGCTCGGCCCGAAGCGTTCACGGACGCCCGAGGGCTACCTGTTGTGCGAGGAGGTTCCGCTCGCTCGGACGGGGGAAATGATCTACGGTCCCCGCGAAGTGCCGATCACCCCGGGGCCGGACGGCACAATCACGATCGTGCGCGAAGAGAAGGACGTCTTCAATCCGACGTTCATTCTGTCGCTCGCCGGCAAGCCAGTCTGCAACGATCACCCGCCTCGCGACGTCAACCCGGACAACTGGGTTCAGTACGCCCGCGGGATCGGTCAGAACCCGCGCCGTGGCACTGGAGAACTCTCCGACTACATCGTCGGAGATCTTCTCATCATGGAAGCTCGAGCCATCCAGGAGGTCCTCGATGGGAAGGTGGAGATTTCTCTGGGGTATGACGCCGAGTACGAAGAGCTTGCGCCCGGTCGCGGCCGCCAATATGATATGCTCGCCAATCACATCGCGCTGGTCGATAACGGCCGCTGCGGTCCAGTCTGCGCAATTCGAGATTCCAAAGGAGATGCCATGAAAACCCGTACCATCGATGATGCTGCCAACCTGAAGCCGTCCCAGAAAGTCAAGGTCTGGTGGGATGGAATTTCCAAGAGTCTCCGTGAAGCCCTGAAGACCAAGGACGAAGCCACGCTGGCTCGAATCCTGGACGAAGCGGCGATGCCCGAAGGGCTCGAGGCGAAGGACGATGATCCGGACGCCGATACCCACATCCACATGCACACTGGCGGCGCGTCGAGCAAGTTCTCCGACGAGGACCACGAGGCCTATCGGATGCAGAACGACGCCGATCACACCGAATTCCGCGACGACATCGCTGCGCTGAAAGCCCACACGGGCATGGAAGACGCTGCGGGCGAAGAAGCGATCGAAGGGCAGCTGGAGGAAGAAGCCCCGGCCGGCACCGGCGACAAGGCTCGCAAGGCTAAGGACAGTGCGTTCCTCGATGTCTCGTTCCAGGAAGCCATCTCTGGCGCCGAAATTCTCGCGCCCGGCATCGGCGTCCCGACTTTCGATGGCAAGGCCTCCCCGAAGAAAACCCTCGATGCGATCTGCGGTCTGCGCCGCAAGTCGCTCGAGCTCGCTTATGCGACGCCCGAGGGGCGTACCATCATCGAATCCGCGAATGGTGGCCGTCCGCTGGTGATGGATTCGCTGAGCTGCACATCGGAGCGTGCGCTATTTCGCGCTGCGGTGGCAATCCGCAAGGCGAAGAACAATCTGCAAACCGACAAGGGCAGACACCAGTCCAACCGAGATACAGCCAAAGGTGGTCTGACTCGAATGCCCGCCGACATCAACGAGGCGAACAAGAAGTTCTACGGCGCCTGATCCGCAGAGCCACGCGACCTATTCCCGCAAAGGAGATTGAAATGAAACTGAAAACCCTCGCCGCCGCTGTGGCCGCTATGTTCCCCTGGGGCCACTCGGGCCCGATCCAACGGGGTCGTCATGCGACATTCGATGCATACGATGCATCGGCCTTCCCGTTTCGGATGGGGGCAGGATTCCCCGGTGACGTCAACCGCACGCACCCGGCTTCGGTCGAGCCGAATCTGATCTGCACCAGCAACCCGCCGCTCGGGTACGGCTACCCGGTGATCATCAACGACACGGCGGATGCTGCGAACGGGCCAGGTGGGGTCGCTTCCGGCGGGGTTCGCGGTTTCATCGCGGGTGACACCGCCGTCACCAACGCTTGGGGATTTATCGCTCGTCCGTATCCGGCGCAGCAGCGCGGCACGATCGCCGACATGGGAGCCACGACTTTCGGGGCAGCGACGCCGCCCACCACAGGCGAAATCGATGTTCTGCGCTTCGGCTACATCATGGTGCAGCTGAACGACATCACGCAGAAACCCGTCAAAGGCGACCCGGTGTTCGTCTGGTGCGCAGCTACCAGCACCATTCACCTTCAGGGTGGGATCGAAACTGCGGCAACCGGTGGCGACACTGCGGCGCTGGACGTCAACCGCTACGCCTTCGCTGGCGGCCCGGACGCCAACGGCGTTGCCGAAGTCTACGTCCGGTAACCGGCAAGCTCGGCCCTAAACAATTCGAAAAGGAGATACGAAATGAAAGCCAGTCTGATCGAACAAGCGCCGCTGGGCCGGGCGGTGGGACGCGCCTTCACGCGAGACCACGCGATGTTCACTTATGACCAGAACCGCGTTCCGGTCATGGACATCGGCGGCCGCTTCCCGGTTCACCCCGGGAATCCGCTGGCCTTCGGGGGTCCGGGCAGCCGGCCCGGCGTCAATACCTGGGACGGCAAGTTCGTGGACTCCACCGGCGCGTTCTTCGTCGGAGAGCTGGAACGACTCGACCCGACGATGCATGAGCCCCTGGTCGAAGTCAGCTGGGGTCGAGACATCGATCTGCGCGAGGACGTCACGCTGGCCGACGACATCTCGAGCTTCACGCTCACGACTTACGGCGCCGCCTCGGGCATGGGAGGTCAAGCCGCGATCGGCACCGGCAAGTCCTGGATCGGCCGAAACGCCGACCAGATCGGCGGCATTGGGATCGACCTGGCGAAAGTCCCGCATGCCCTGACGCCGTGGGGCATGGAGCTGAAGTACACGATCTTCGAACTCGAGTCCGCCGCCAAGGCTGGCCGCCCGATCGATCAGCAAAAGTTCGACGGGCTGCAGCTCAAGTACCAGATGGACGTGGACGAGCAGGTCTACTTCGGCGACACGTCGCTGAACGTCACCGGTCTGGTCAACAACAGTCTGGTGACGCAGGTCACCAACGCGGCAAACGGTGCCGCAGGCTCGCCGCTGTGGACTACGAAGACCCCGGACGAAATCCTGACGGACTTCAACACAGCGCTGAGCGCGGTCTGGACCAACAGCGCGTTCGCGGTGATCCCGTCGAGAATCCTTCTGCCCACTGCGGCGTTCGGTTACATCAGCACGCAGAAGGTCTCTCTGGCCGGCAACATGTCGATCCTGAAGTACATCCAGGAGAACAACCTGCTGACCACCACGGGCAAGGGCAAGCTCGACATCTTCCCGTGCAAATGGTGCAATGGCGCAGGCGCCGGCGGGACGATCGGCACTGGCAGCGCGGGCCACGACCGGATGGTCATCTACACCAAGGACAAGAAGCGCGTTCGCTTCCCGATGGTGCCGCTGCAGCGCACACCGATCCAGTACGACTCGATCTACCACAAGACGACCTACTTCAACAAGCTGGGCGTGGTCGAGGTAGTCTACCCGGAAACAATCGGATACGTCGATGGGACCTTCTGAGAAGAGCTTCCGGGCCTGAAGGGCTACCCGATAACGGCCCGGGCTAAAACCCCGGGCCGTTTTCTTTCCACTAACGCAAGGAGCGAACGACATGGCAAAGGAATCGAAAGACGAAGAGAAACGCCGACTGCAAGCTGAGTCGGATGAGAAGGAACGTCTGGCCCAAGAAGAAGCCGCGAAGAAGCGCAAAGCTGATCAGGCAGCCGCCGACGCTCAGATCGAGGAGTTCTCGAGGTCTGTCGCTGAAGGTGGCATGAAGGCCAGCGAAGCAGCGCAGATGATCGCCGGGAAATATCGATTCATGGATCCCGCCTCGCTGACACCGCGGATCGAGAAACGAGCCGAAGCTCTGCGCGAGAAGACCGCTAAGCTGAAGACCGAGCGTCAGAAAGAACATCAAGCGGCGATCGCTATGGCCGAGGCCGACGAAGAAGGCAAGGTCCTCGTCAATGTCCCGAAGCCATTCCGCCTCACGATCATCGCGGGCCAGGAGATCCGAATCGCGGCAGGCGTCCAGAAGGTGGCGAAGCACGTCTTCGATCACCCGTACTCGAAAGCCAACGGGATGGTTCCCCACATCGTCAAGTAAGGAGACGTTATGCCGCTCGAACCTGGATCATCGAAAGAAGCAATCTCCAAAAATATCGCCACCGAGCGAGCGGAAGGGAAACCCGAGAAGCAGGCGGTGGCGATCGCGATGAACACAGCCGGCAAATCGAAGGACGACACCGGCCCGTCGTTTCTTCCCTCTACGGTTACTCCGGCTGAACTGAACGAGAAGAACCGGGCGCTGTGGGAGAAACCCGGCGGGCAGTTCTTCGAGAACAAGTGACCGTCTCGGCCGCCACCTTCCGTCAGAGTTTCCTCGAGTTCGCTGATCTAGAGCGATACCCGAATGGACTGATTGACTATTGGATCAGCGTCGCTGTACTTAGCGTGAATGCTCAACGATTCGGCCGATTGACCGATCACGGCGTCTCGCTCTTCACGGCTCATGAGGTCTCCCTTGCTCGTCGAGCGCAAGACGAAGCCGACAACGGTGGCGTTCCTGGAGAGGCAATCGGTCCCGTCAACAACAAGTCGGTGGATAAGGTCTCCATCGGGTTCGACACTGCTGCTGCCTCATTGGATCAGGCCGGACACTGGGCTCTGACTCAGTACGGTCAGAAGTTCCTCAAGCTCTCCCGTCAATGCGGAGCCGGACCGTTGATGATTGGGGTTCCTGGAGCCTGCACTCCAGGATTCGGTCCGTGGCCGGGGCCCTGGACAGGACTCTTCCCGAACATGAACCAATGAAGAGTGGAACTGTCACTGTCCGGAACAATCTCGAAGCCGTAGTGGCTTCGATGATGCAGTTGACCAAGATCGAAGTCCTGGTCGGGATCCCCGCGCCGAAGACGGATCGCAAAGACGAGGATGGAATCACCAACGCCGAACTAGGTTACATCCACGAACATGGAGCGCCGGAAGTGAACATCCCCTCTCGGCCGTTCCTTCGACCTGGGATCGTTGATGCGCGTCAGAAGATCGAAAAGTACTTCCGGCAGGCCGGCGACGCAGCGTTTGCCAGCGATCACGAGCGCATGCTGAGGGCGTTCAGCGCTGCAGGACAATCGGCTGCGTCAGCAGCCCAAGCTCGAATTCGGGCGGGTATCCCGCCGCCTTTGAAGGCGAGTACGGTCGCTCATCGCCGCAAGCGTTCGAAGGGAAGCAAGTATCGCCGCGTAGCGACTCGCCCCTCGCAGGTCACGCCGCTGATCGATACGGGTCAATTGCTGCGGTCGATCACTTACGTGTTGCGCAAGCAGACTCATCGTGGACAGGGGAGATTCGCCTAATGGCCAATCTCAACGTCTCCAGTGCGCTACTCGATCCGTACTTCGCTACGAGAGTCACGGTGAATCGTCGCGCCGAAGCGATTGACCCCAATTCGGGCCTATCAGTGATCACTTCGACCCCAAACAAGAACGTGCCGTGCGTCATCACGTCCGCCGGGCCGAATGACCTCGAGCGGTTGGACGACAACCAGCGGATGGGACGCAATCTAGTCGTAGTGACGAAGTTCCGTTTGCGTGGCCCGTCGCCCGGATTCCAACCGGATACGATTACTTTCAACGGCGACACCTATGTGGTGAAGACGGTCGATCCATATTCTCAATATGGTCAGGGATTCATCCAGGCGATCGTGGGCAGCATGGACCTCGTGGATCAATCAGCGTCATGAACGATTCTTCTACCGGCGGATATCTTGTTCCCGGAGGGGCTCCACTGCCGGTGCCGCTTCAGGACGCGGCGCTCGACAAGTTTCTGCATGACGTGCTCGTTGGCCTATCGGGACTTGATGGAACTGAGGTACGCCCGCGGTGGCAGCCTGAGCCCCCAAATATCGAAACCTTCGGCGTGAACTGGATGTCTTTCGGCGTGTCTCGATTCGCTGCGGACGCTTACGCTTATCTCGAACACGATTCCGATGGGGAAGGATCCGATACCCTCCAGCGCCACGAGACCTTAGAGATCCTCTTGTCGTCCTACGGAGATGATGCTGTTTCTATTCTCTCTCAAGTTCGAGACGGGATCCAAATAAGTCAGAACCTAGCGGTGCTGGAATCCGTTGGGATGGGATTCCTCGAGACCGGAGAAATTATTTCGGTTCCGTCCCTAGTGAAAGACCGATGGCTCAGGAAGTACGACATGAACCTCAGTCTGCGACGGCAAGTCCGTCGCGTGTATCCGATTCTCACTCTCCGGTCGGCTCAGGGCGTCATCATCAATGACGTCTCGAGTCCGCAGGAGAGAGTGACCCCATTTACCGTTAATGGCCCGTAACTGCTAGGAGTGATGATCATGTCGAATTCTCTTCCGATCAGCCGACTCATCAACGTCGATGTGATCCTGACGCCGCAGGCGGCTCAAGCTCAGAGCTTGAACAACCTGTTGGTTCTGGGTTCGTCCGACGTGATCGACACCGTCCAGCGGATCCGGAACTACACGACGCTAGGCGAAGTCGCCGCGGATTTTGGCACGCTGCTGCCGGAATATCTGGCGGCTGTGCTCTGGTTCGAACAAAACCCCCAACCCAATAACTTGTCGATCGGCCGTTGGGCAGCTAACCCAACGAGCGGCAAGCTGATCGGTGGAACTCTCGATGCCACAAGCTCGAATATTACCACTTGGCAAGCGATCAGCAACGGCTCGTTTGGGATCAACATCAATGGGGCCGGCGTCACGCCGATTAACGGCATTGATTTCAACGGGGAGCTGAATCTGAATGGCGTCGCTGCGGCGATCACCGCGGCCTTAGCTGGTTGCGTTTGCACTTACAACGCAGTGTACAACCGGTTCGAATTCGAGTCCGTCGCAACTGGCGCAGCTTCGTCTGTTTCATTCCTGACCACAGCAGCTGTCACCGATATCTCCGCTCTTCTCTTCGGACAAGCGGGCCAGGGGAATTACCTTGTTCCGGGCATGGCGGCTGAGTCTGCGGTCGCTGCGGTCACCCTGTTCGATCAGCTGTTTGGACAGACCTGGTATGCGGTCACGGTGCTTGGTTCGGTGGACGCCGATTCCTTGGCGATCGCTCCGTACATCGAAGGGACGAACACCAAACACATCTTCGGCGTCACGACGCAGGAAGGTGGAGCTATTTCACCGGTGGACACCTCCAACATCGCCTATCTGCTTACGCAGCTGAAGTACAAGCGCTCCTTCGTGCAGTACAGCTCGACGAACCCCTACGCAGTCTGCTCGGCGCTCGCTCGGGGCATCACGGTCGACTACACGGGAAACAACACCGTGATCGACTTGATGTATAAACAGGAGCCCGGAATCATCCCGGAGAACCTGACTGAAAGTCAAGCGGATGCCGCTGCGGCGAATAACGCCAACGTAGTCGCGGCGTACCAGAACGACACAGCGATCATTCAGTTGGGCAATATGACTTCCGGCGATCCGCTGGATATTATCACTGGAACCGACTGGCTGGCCGTGACGATTCAGAACAGCGTCTTCAACCTACTGTTTACTTCGCCGACGAAGATCCCGCAAACGAACTCAGGCGAGCACCTGATTGTCACGACGATCGAATCGGTCTGCTCGCAAGGGGTCGCTAATGGCCTGCTTGCGCCGGGACAGTGGAATTCGGCGGGATTCGGTATTCTGAATCAAGGCGACTTCCTGGCAAAGGGATTCTACGTCTTCGCGCCCGATGTCAATACGCAGAACCCCGCTGATCGAGCTGCAAGAAAATCGGTCCCAATCCAGGTGGCGGTGAAACTGGCTGGAGCCGTCCGGACGGTGGACGTAACAATCAACGTGAATCGCTGAAAAAGGAGCTAGACTATGCCCACCCCGAACACTTACAGTTTCAAGGACGTCAATTGCGCCCTGGTTGGGCCGGGTGTGTCGTTCTCCCTCGGATCGGACGCAGGCGCGGCCGAAGAAGGAATCAGCTTTGCTCCCATCTCCGAAATCGGCACCATGACGGTGGGAGCTGGGGGCGAAGTGATGCACAACCTCAGCGCTAATAAAGCTGGGAAATGCACAGTCCGTCTGCTGAAGACCAGCCCCGTGAATGCTCAGTTGATGGCCGCACAGGCCACTCAGCGCGTCAGCGCCTCGGTCTACGGTCAGAATACCCTGACACTCACGAACACGGTCTCTGGAGACGTCATCACCTGCCAACAAGTGGGATTCTCCAAAGTGCCTGAGCTTCACTACGCCCGAGAGGGGGGACTCGTCGAATGGGAGTTCAATATCGGGATCATGGACCCGGCGCTTGGCGCAGGCGTCTAGGGGCTGAGAGGGTTTCTAACGTGAACGAAGGAGCGAGCCTGTGGATGCTGAAATCGAAATCGAGGGGAACCTCTACCGCGTTGGCCGGTTAAACGCCTTCAAGCAGTTTCATGTCGTCCGACGCCTCGCCCCTGCGCTCTTCGCGCTCGGGGAGGTGGGATCGAATCCCAAGAACCTCCAGGACGACATCTCGGCTCTCGCCGCGATGGGGCCAGTCGCTGAGGCTGTGTCGAAGCTGAGCGACGCTGATTCCGAATACGTTTTGAACACTTGCTTGCTCGTCTGCAAACGCCAGGCCGAAGGTGGAGTCTGGGCACCCGTGAAAGTCCAAGGGGCTGTCAATCTGCAGTTCGATGACATCAAGCTCCCGACGATGATGCGGCTCGTTTTCGAAACTATCAAGGAGAACCTGGGCAATTTTTTTCCCGTCCCCCCAGCGCAGAACTAACGCATGATGTGGTGGGGGTCGAGATGGTTCAGATGGGAACCAAAGAGGACTGGGTCATGGAGCCCGTCGGCGTCATGTGTCACTACGAGAGTCTCATCAATGGAACGCTCGATTTGTTCGACATCTGGCGCATGAAGGAAAAGATGCGGGTGGACAACGAGAACCGGTCTCGGATCGAAGCAGACGCGATGAGGAGAGCGAAAGCCCGTGGCTAATCCCACCGTCCTGAAGGAGTTTCTGGTCAGTCTGGGATTCAAGATCGACCAGACGGGGATCAAGAACTTCGTCGGGGCTACTACTCGAGTCACAAAGGTCGCGTTAGGCACAAGCGCCGCCATCACGGGCGCCGCTGCTGCGGTCGAGGCCTATGTTCAGCTTTTCGCCGAGAACATGGAGAAGCTGTACTACTCCTCGAAGCGAACTGGCGCAGCGGTAGAGAACATTCAAGCTCTTGAGTTCGGAGCGCGTCAGATCGGCCTTCAAGCCGAAGACGCTCGAGAGTCATTAGAAGCAATGGCCGCTGCGGTTCGAATGAATCCGGGGTTGCGCGGTCTCATGAACAACATCGTAGGCCACGACACTCGCGGTCAGGACACCGCCCAAGCGATGGTCGAGATGGTTCAGTCCTTGAACGCCCGCTACCCGCATTTCATCGGCGCACGGATCGCCGCGATGTTCGGAATGGACGAGAAGACCTTCTTCATGTTCAGCCAGCAAGGACCGAAGCTGCTAGCACTGGAGGAGAAATTCCATCAGATGCAGCAGCGAGCGGGCGTCGATACTAACAAAGCTTCCGAGGCGTCGGTGGAATACTTGAACGCCCTGCGCGGTATTTGGGCTCAGGTATCCATATTGGGTCAAGCTTTGGCAATTGCACTTCTCCCTTCTCTTCGAGAATTTGTGGGATGGCTGAGTCCGGTCATCGAGAGATTTACTCGATGGATTGGATTAAATCGAGACTTGTTGAAATCCAGGCTTGATGAGTTTCTCAAGGGGCTGGTGGGATGGATCCAAAAGATCGACTTCGACAAGGTCTTCAAAGCGCTGGACGACGGTCTTAAGAGCATCGATCGGTTCATTCGGTTCATCGGGGGTTGGGAGAACGCGGGGTTGGCTTTCGCTGCGGTCCTGGCTGGACCGTTGATCTTGGCGATCGCCAACTTGGGAATTGCAATCGCTTCGTTCATGGCGATACCTGCGGTGGCGGGGTTCTCGGCTCTCCTTGCAGCAGTTGGATTGACCGGAGTCCTAGCGCTGGCGGGAATCAAATACTCTGTAGTGAAAGGAACTTCAGCTGATCCATTTCCCGAAAGGGGCGAAGGGACTCAGGGTACTCATACTCTTACGCAGCCTATTCGACCGAGAGACCCCACGGCCTCAGCTGCGGGGGTCGGTGTCCATTTCGGCGCTTCGGCAGAAGAAACTCTGCGCGCATTGATTCGGAGTTCTTGGGACCCGAATGTCGGTTATGAATCAAAGGAGACGAAAGCTGATCGAGACCGAGAAATCGTCAAGATGTATCACGCGGTTAGACCTCATGGTGGTACGATCAGTTTCGACGCTGATCCGGGGCCGCGTTCGGACGCTGGGGTCATATTGAATCAAAGTACTACGATTCAAGTGGCTGGTACCGGTTCTCCCCGAGAAGTAGCTCAGCTGGTCCGTGACGGTCAGAGGGACGTGAACCAATCGCTAGTTAGGGATTTTGCGTCCAAGGTAGGGTAGATGGCATCAGCTCTCGGATTCGTTCTACCCGGACTCGCGCTAGGCGCGGGAGCCGTGACATTCCAGCCGAATCCCCGAGGATTCATCCCCTCAGACGCGAGCGGAAATCCCCTACCGGCCTTGAAGATCGTAGCTCAGGCTACAGTCGAAGAGATACATGAGGATGAATACGAAATCACCGATCATCCGATTGAAGTGGGGGCGGTCATCTCTGACCATGCGTATCGCAGACCCGCTCGGGTCATTATCCGCTGCGCCTGGTCGAACAGCCCATCTCCCCCTTCGGGGATTGTTAGTCAAGCGCTTGGGATCGTCGCGTCAATCTTCGGCAACCCTATTGCGCTGGTAGCTGCAGCACAACCAACGATCGCAGCCGCTTCCTCGCTGCTCACGGGGAATAGCGCCCCCAGTCAGGTCAAGAGTATCTATCAGCAGCTGAGGGCACTGCAGGCTTCGCTTATTCCTTTCACGATTTTAACGGGGAAGCGACAGTACCAGAACATGCTATTCCAATCTCTGCGCGTCGATACGTCGGAGCACAGCGAAAATTCATTGGTGGTCACTGCCACCTGTCGGGAAGTCATTCTAGTGACTACTCAAGTGGTTCCACTGTCGGCCGCGACGCAAGCCAATCCATCTGCAACAGCCGGCCCGCAGGATCGGGGGAATCAATCACTACAACCCGCGCCTACCGCGACTCCTGACACCGGTACGGTTACGGGTGCACTGACAGCCGTCCAGGGAGGATTCTCTCAGTTGACGTCAATGACAAATCAGTCATTGACCTATCTCAACAGCGTAAATGGTCCACTGTCTCAGTTGCCAGGCGTCCTTAATACTGCAGTCAGTTCCCTAAGTCCTGTGATCGCTTTGATTCCAGGAGCGAACGAGATACCCCTAATAGCGAATCCTCAGACGCTTTCGATCCCGTTGGGAACGACAAGTCTAGGGTCGGATTTCATGGCTCAGTTAAATAGCCTGCCCGCCGCATTGACTGAAGCTCAAGCGGGACTGGAAGGCGCGGCTAAACAGCTACCGGCCGTAGCGAGTACTCTACCCACCAATTTGACAGACCTTGCTCCTACGATTGCTATGGTACAAGAACAAATTTCGAATGCGATCGCCCAGTTGAGCAAGGTGGGAGTCAACTGATGGCCGCAGTCAATATCAACTATTCCGTGGCTTGGAATCAAGCCGCTAGCTGCTGGGTGATCGACATCAGTGACAGTTCCGGGAATCCCCTGGTTCAGGGGATCCCGTTAGTCTGTGGCGCGGATCTCCTCGGGCAGTATGGATACCTGGGCCTTGGCGGGGAGTTGATCGTCCAGACCGATAACTCGCCGGATACCCCCCCCACTTTCACGAACCTCGGGGCCTCAGGACACCTATACTTCTTCTCGACGCCGACGACATGAGTGCGATTCAGAAACAGCAATGGCTCCGGAGTTGGTCGCTGGTGGTTGTTGGGGGGACGGTTGAGACGGATATTCTGGATCTATCATCCCTGAAGTTTCGATTCCGGACACAACAGTTCGATGAAGAATCTCCTAACACTTGCGAGATTCGAGTGTACAACCTCTCACCCGCCACAGTGAAGAAGGTTCGAGAAGAATACACAAGAGTGAAGTTGGCCGCGGGGTATCAAAACTCCACATTAGGCCAATTGTTCGACGGAACAATCCGACAGTTCCGAGTCGGTCGCGAGAACGCTTTAGACAGCTATCTAGACATCTTAGCGGCTGACGGTGACCTTCCATACGGATTTGGAGTGGTCAACGACACCGTCCCGAAAGGAGCAACACAAGATACGATCGTGCGACGGATAGCTCGGGTCAGCAGCGAACCGCTGCCGATAGACACTCTTCCGACGATTTTGAACGGCACTGAGTCGTTGCGGGGGAAAGTTCTCTTCGGTATGGCTCGAGATTATATTCGAGACGCGGCCGTGACAAATCAATGCACTTGGTCGATCCAGAATGGCCAGCTTCAGATGATCTCTACGGACAGTTACAAGCCCGGGGCTGTGGTAGAAATCAATACGGGGTCAGGGATGATTGGAGTCCCGGAACTGACTGAGCAGGGAGTGAGCATTCGGTGCTTGGTCAATCCGAAGATTGTAGTCGGGGGGTTGATCAAGATCAATAATGCGGAGCTGAATCAAATCATCCAAGCCAACCCGAATGATCCTCGAGTCTTTAATTCAGTAGCGGCGATTCAACATTTGGCTTCGCTCTCAGCTGACGGCCTCTATCGAGTGTATGTGATCGAACACAGCGGTGACACTCGTGGCGTCGAATGGTACTCGGACCTGATCTGCTTGGCCGTGAACAATGGCAAGGTAGCTCCTATGGGGATTCTTCCTTAGATGGACCCGAGAGAACGATTCAATAACCTCAGTGTGGCGATGCGAGCCGTATTGGAGGGCTGGCAGCCGAGCTTGTGGACTGCGCTCCCCGGGATCGTCATCTCATTCGATCCCGATGCCGAAACTTGTATCATCCGACCCGCGGTCCAAGCTCGAGTTCAGGACACTCTCGGGAATTACAGTTGGGTCACGATAAATCAACTTGAGGATGTTCCCGTGGTTTTCCAGAACGGCGGGGGGTTCTCGCTGACGTTTCCGGTTCAACCGGGCGACGAAGCGCTCGTGGTACTCGCTTCGAGATGCATTGACAGCTGGTGGCAATCGGGCGCAGCGACTCGCTCTGTTGTCCCACCCGAACTACGGATGCACGACCTGTCAGATGGTTTTGCCATCATCGGTCCTCGGTCTCAGCCTCGAGTAGTATCCGGTGGAGTATCTACCACGAGCGCTCAGCTGCGTAGCGATGATGGGGATTGCTACATCGAACTTGCAGGCGGTCACATCGTCAACATCGTCGCGCCCGGGGGTGTGAACATCACATGTCCCACTGCTACTGTCAACGGTAATGCCACTGTCAACGGCAATCTACAACTCAATGGCAATGGAGTTGTAACCGGGACTCTGGAGGTAGATGGAAGCATCAAGGGCGGATTTGGCGGTGCCGATTCAGTTGGATTGCAGACCCACACCCACCCTGATCCGCAAGGCGGCAACACTGGCCCACCGAATGCAGGATCATGAGATACCGCACACTCTCACCAACGGGTGACTACGTCTTTGGTTCCGGCATGGGAGAATTCCTAGTGGATTCTCCCCAGGCTGTAGCTCAAGCGATTGCTACTCGACTGCTATTGTCTCAGGGTGAATGGTTCCTCGATGTCACTGAAGGGACTCCTTGGGCTACACAGGTACTCGGTACAGGTACTCAAGGCCTTTACGATGCAGCGATTCAGGCGCGGATCTTAGGGACACCAAATGTCCAATCGATTCTCTCTTACTCGAGCAACCTGGACTCGAAACGGAAGTTGACGATCAACTGCTTGGTCCAAACGGATTTCGGTGTCGCATCGATTAGTGGATCTGGTCAGGAGAATACCCCGACGGGGTTCATTCTCAATCAATCTCAATTGGACGTTGGAGTACTCACATGAGAAGACCCCTTATCATTTTCCTCATCATGGCGCTAGCTTGTCTGCCAGCGTCGGCTCAGTTCGTTCCAGGACAGGTGCTAAACGCCGCGGCACTTAATGCGGCTTTGGCCTCACCCGCCATCACAAGTGGATCGATTAACGGCACCCCCATTGGCGGAACCATCCCCGCGGCAGGGACCTTCACGATTCTGAATGCCACGACGGGAGTATTCAGCACAGCCACGGCCAATACGGTGGCTTCTTTGGCGTTCCAAGCGGCATTGAATGAGGTCCTACTGAAGTCTACTCCAACAGGGGCGCTTCACATTGGAACTTCGCAACCAACTGCGCCGACTTGCACCTCAGGTTGTGGAGCAACTCCAACGATTGTGGGAACCGACTCAGTGATGACGCTTACGATGGGAGCTACTGGTACTCCCACTTCTGGGTTCGTTATCACTTTCAATCAAGCTTGGTCGGCGATGCCTGCCTGTCTTGCACAGATGGCGAAGGCTGGAATGGTCATCGGCAAACTTCCGATGGTCGCATCACCCACGCTGAGCACGCTGACCATTACTACTAACGGCACCGCGCCTTCGAACTCGGACATCTACGTGTTTCAATGCGAACGGGGAGGGGTCTGACATGTCGCTTACTCCTATCGTAGCGCAGATTTCTCCCACGGGGATTACTGCCCCGAGCTTCGTCACGATTTTGGCGTGGTTCCAGCAGCAGTTTCAATCCATCTATGGGGCTGATGCGTATATCGCGCCCGACTCCCAGGATGGAGCGTGGATTGCTATCTTGTCGGATGTCGTTCACGACATGAATGATGCTCTCATCGCGAGTTATCAAGCCTACTCGCCGGGGTTCGCGCAAGGAGCGGGGTTGTCTTCCGTAGTGAAGATCAATGGCATCACCCGCCAAACAGCTTCGTTTTCGAGTGCGGTGGGTAACATCGTTGGAGTTTCGGGGACTCAGATCCCCTTCGGCGTAGTTGAAGATGACAATGGAAACCTGTGGAATCTGCCTGGGCCGATTGCGATTCCTATGTCGGGGGTGATTGCAGTTACCGTCACGGCTCAGCAGCCTGGTGCGATCGCAGCACCCGCGGGGACGATCAACAAGATCAATTCTCCCACGCTCGGGTGGCAATCCTTCCTATCGACTTCAGACGCGGTGCCGGGGTCACCCGTCGAAACGGATGCGGCGCTCCGGCGAAGGCAGGCTACAGCGGCGTCGCTCCCGTCGCAGTCTCCCCTAGCCGGAGTCGCTGCTCAACTTGCTCAGCTCCCAGGCGTCACTCGGGTTCAGTGCTACGAGAACGACACTAACGCAGCGGATGGAAACGGGGCTCCAGCTCACTCGATTTATGTAGTGGTCGAGGGCGGAGACGTCATGGAGATCGCCCAGACGATCGGTCAGAAGAAGACCCCAGGTGCCGCGACGTATGGAACCACCTCGGAAAATTACATCGATCCCATTACTGGGATCGCTTATACCATCAACTTCTTCATCTTGGGCTATGTCGAGAAGGCGATCGTGGTCACGGGGAATCAGAAGGCTGGATATAACAGCAACGTGGGAGTAGAGATCCAGAATTCTATTGCGGCTTACATCAATTCGCTTCCGATTGGGAAGTCGATCGAGTACCTGAGATTGATCCCGCCGGCGTATCTCAATGGTGGAGTAGACAACGCCACCTATGAGATCACGGCTTTGACAATCAATGGAGGAACGGTAGACGTTCCGGTGGCTTTCAATCAAGTTGGAAAATGCCAAGCGAGTGACATCACCATCGATATCACATGAAAGCCGTTTCTGATTATCTGGCACTGATTCCGCCAGAACACGCCAATCAGCCAAACTTCTTGGCGGTATTGACGGCTGCGCTGTCGCCCATCGTTGACGGGGTCAACTTGGCATTGTCTCTCCCGTCGCTTTTTGATCTGGATCAAGCTTCAGGACAACAACTTGACTTCGTGGGTCAATGGGTTGGAATCTCTCGATCTCTCCTCGTCCCGATTCCAGGGAAGTACTTTTCGTTCGACACGGTGGGGCTGGGATTCGATCAGGGAATTTGGTTTGATTCACAAAACCCCCCCGAGGGTATCGTCACGATGGATGATGGTACCTACCGGATCATGATTCGTGCTAAAATCCTAGCTAACACCTGGGATGGTTCATTAGGTATGGCGAATGAAGGGCTAGCTAAAATTTTTCCTAATGGATCGGTTCAGATGAAAGATAATTTCAATATGACGTACTCCTTGATTGTGGCTGGCGACGCTCCTAGCGCGTTGTTTCTATCGCTCGTGCAACAAGGATATATCCCGCTTCATCCAGCGGGAGTTCAACTCGTTTAAGAGGAATCGAAAATGCTCACCGTAGACTACCAACCAATCGCAAATGGCGGCGGCGCGAACGTCGAGACGCAAGCTCAGTTTATTCTTGACTTAGCGAATCCAGCTGAGCTCGGGAACGGCTTCATCGCAGGCGTGGCGCAATCTGCTCAGGTGAACAAGGTCGTGCGTCAATCCAGCATGATGACTGCCGCTTGGGCTAACGTCATCGCTCAGACGTTAAACATCAACGTACTGGATGATGGCAATCTGCCGAACCTGATCGCCGAACTCATTTCGACGATTCAGACCATCGCTGCACCGGCTTCGACGGGGGACTTAAAACTAACGCTGAAGACCGCGGCAGATGCCGGTTGGGTCCTGTGTAACGATGGAACAATCGGCAACGCCGTTAGCGGCGCGACAGCTCGAGCTAACGCCGACACGCAGCCGCTGTTCACGCTGCTGTACAACACGTTCTCGAATGCACTGTGCCCGGTTCTGCCTGGAGGACGTGGCGCGAACGCGGCGGCGGACTTCGCCGCGAACAAGACTATCAATCTGACGTTGATGCTCGGTCGAGCTCTGGCGATCGCTGGAGCTGGTGTGGGGCTAACTGTACGCGCTCTCGGGTCGATCGTTGGTGAAGAGACCCACTTACTGACTAACGCCGAGATGCCGACACATAACCACGGCATCAACGATCCGGGCCACAATCACGGCGTAAATGATCCCGGCCACTTGCATCAAGTTTCGGTTTTCAGCGACGGAGGTGCTGTCACTGGCATCGCAGAAGTGGCAGCAGCGGTCGCAGAAGGAACTTTGCCGACCAATGCGGCACTCACCGGGATCACCATCAATGCCTCCGGCACCGGAGTAACGACTGTGGCCAATGGTGGCGGCGGAGCACACAACAATATGCAGCCAACTTCGTTTGTCAACGTGATGATCAAACTCTAAGGATGAGCATGGACGAAAAACAGATCGAGGCTCTTGCTGCCAGGCTCATTCAGGGGATGGCCGAGACGTTGCAGCAGGCGCGGAGCGTTTCAGACTCCGTGCACTACGATCACCACAAATGGATACAGGCGCAGATAGAGCGCGAGGAGGCATGGCGCGACCTATGGCGCGATATGCGGGTGCGCCTCATCCAGAAGGGGATATGGGCGGTGCTCCTCGGCATTGGAGGGGTGATGCTTTACGCGGCGACAATGTGGATCAGATCCCAATTCATCAAAGGGTAGCTTATGAGTGCTGAATCTTACATCACAATTATTTTGGCGCTGATCGGGATCATCGCGGCGCTTATCGGTGCTCATTATCTGAGCATGATTCGCGAGACGCGGGAAAACCGGAAAGAGATCAGCACTTTGAAGGATCTGGTCAACGCCAATGCCCTTTCCTCGGCCAACGCGATCGCTGCGGCCGCTAATGCGGTCGCTTCTGCGGCGCAAACGGCCTTGATGGCCATCGGCAAAAAAGAGGAGCGCAAATGAATCTCAGACTCAAGCGCGACAAGTACCAACTCGATGGGATCTTCAGCGGCTTGCTGACTGACGACATCGCCGAAGACGAGGTTGCTATTATCCTAGAGCACGCATACGACCGGGACGATCCGGAAGTGGCTTCCGCAGCAGGGGCATACCCCAACACCCCACTCATCCCCAAACTGACGCCAGGGGTTTTTATCTGCCGGCGCGGACCTCACGAGCTGGAGGACGGCACCAAATTCGAGACGTTCGAGATCACCGGCATACCGGGCCACAGCGGTATAGTGTTTCATTGGGGAAATTTCAACAAGGATTCCAAGGGCTGTCCGCTGATGGGCGATCAAGAAGTCATCGGCTATTCTCCGAACAGTCCTCCGACTGAAATGATCACCAATAGTCGAAAGACTTTCGCTAAGTTTATGGACCTGCAAGCCGGGCTCGATTCCTTTATATTGACCGTGGAGGCCTGATATGAGCAAACGACAGTCCCTGATCCTTACCGCTTGGCTGGTTTTCTGGCTGTTCTTTTCTCCGGTACTGGCGCTCGCCATTGGCCCCCCGGTGCAAGACGCGCTCGCCAACGCCAGCGCCCAGAATCAGTCGCTCTTCCAATACCTGATCGCTTTCCTCACGGGTCGAGAAACTGAAATTTACGGCGCTTTGCTTTTCTTCGGCGTGATCGGGATGATCGGCAACTACACAAAACGCTGGCTGACTGGCGAGATCGCTGGCTCCCTGTTCGACTATATGTTCCGTCAGCATCCCCGGGCAACCATGCTCGCGGCTTGCAGCATCGCGGCGGAACTGTTTGGCGAAGTGGGCCTTGGGTTATTTACCTCTGCCTCCGGAGAATTTGTCGGCTGGTCGATGGTGATCGCCACAGCGCTGAAATCCGGCTACATCTTCGACAGCATGGCGAACAAGGGCACCAAGGGCAATGGCGATGTCGCCACCACCAACCCCGGAGTAAAACCATGAAGCTTGGCAAACATCCAGCACGTCATACACTACATTCAATGCGAGGTGCATTGATTCTGGCGCAGCATCTGAATGATCTCGGTTCTCCGCCCACCGCATCGGACGACTACGTTGCTGCAGTCGTCAAAAGTGGCAAGGACTGGGGCATGATGGGAAACGACACTCTGGGGGATTGCGTTTGCGCTGATACTGGACACACCCTGATGCTGCGCACAGCGAATGCATCTACGATTGTGGTGCCGACGGATGCTGACGTCATCGCGCTCTACGAAGCGGTCGGCGGCTACAATCCGGCCAACCCGGACAACACCGACAACGGCTGCGACGAGAGCGCCATGTGCGACTACCTCAAGGCCACCGGCTTCCTCGGACACAAATCTGACGCTGATGGAATGATCGATCCCGCGAATCTCGATCATGTAAAGTGGGCTGTGCAGTTGATGGGCCACTGCCGCATCGGGTTGAATATGCCCACTTTCGCAATGGACCAGTTCGATCGGAACGAGCCGTGGGACCTGAACCCCCCTGCCTCACAGGACATTGAAGGCGGCCATGACGTGCCGATCGTCAAGTATGATGGGCAGTACTTCTACGTCGTGACTTGGGGGAAACTCCAAGCAATGACGCCGGCGTTCTTCAAGCAGTTCGCCGACGAGGCTCATGCTGAGGTGTTTTTCGATTGGATCAAGTCGACGGGCACCGCCCCTCCGGGGTTCGACCTCGAACAACTGGTCTCGGACCTCCAGTACCTTTCGTAGTCCAATCGTTGTCAACTGAAGGAGCGATTATGAAACGCTTTATCGCCGTAGCAGTTGCAGTCGCAGCACTCGCCGGGTGCGTGACCTCGGGGTCTGTTGGCTTGAACAATGAAATCGCCAAGGCTTCCGTCAGTGTCGGCGGTCCCGCAACCGCCACACCGCCGCCAGACATCATCACCAAGCTCGCAACAGCGGCGATTCCTGACCTGCAAAGCGCCTCAGCAGACGCGGTCGCGCACAATGACCCGGTTGCCAATCAGTGCTGGACAGGGCTGATTCCTGTGGCGCAGGAGATCCAGGCGTTCATGGCGGCCAAGAATCCACCAGCGCCTCCCGGCGGCGTGCCGAGCTGCGTGGCGTCCGCGCCTTGCGCCTTTTCGGATTTTCAGAGACTGCGTGACGAAAAAGCCGCAATCAATTCGCTGGCCTTTTTCATCAGCCCGGCGCAGTTCAATCACTTCCGACAGGAGATTAACATGGCCTGCGGCGCGCTGCAAATGGACATCCAGGTCGGAATCGTGGATCCGCTCGGGCTGCTGAGTGGTCCTGCGGCTTCATTGCCGGTGGCCGCACCAAGCATCGGCAAGTGATGAACCCGACCTGCTCGCAGTACGCACAAGCGAGCTCGGATGCTTATGATCCTGCTGCCAAGTGGGATCATGAGTGGCGCATTGATGGAGTCCACGTCTGCCATCGAAAGATCGAAGACGTGGACTTGTTCGCCTTCGAAGGAACAAAGGCACCGGAGGACTTCATCCGTGACGCCGAGGTGTTTCCGGTCTGGCATCCGATGCTCGGCTTCATTCACGCCGGGTTTCTGCACGGCGAGGATGATGTCTACAAGTCGATCAGCCAAGTAGCCGGCAAGCGCAACTGCTTCACTGGCCACTCGCTGGGTGGTGCTGAGGCGAGAGTCCAAGCAGGGATGTTCGTGGTGATGGGCATACCCGTCGAAGAGGTCCATGTCTTCGGATCGCCTCGTCCGGGCTTCGCCAATCTGCGTCGCGTGATCGAGAAGTCTGGCATGCGGCACGTTTCATGGCGAAACCGGAACGATCCGATTCCATGCGTGCCTGGAATCTTACCACTTTGGGAACACACCGAAGCGCCAGGAGGGATGGATCAAGCCGCGGCGCCGGGGGACTTCTCACCAGTGCGCGATCATCATGTCAAGCTTTACCTTGCAGGGGCCGCTCTGGTCACAAGCTAAGAAGTGTGCTTCGGCAATGGGGCATCTGACTTACGTCGGACGCCCTTTCTCTTGAGAGCTATCTCGATCGCTGCGTTGCCGATTCGCTGAGCACCAGTCCAGGTGCGCGAGTCGTTTGGGTCCTTCACCGGCGGGTCGAACACGACAGAGACTTCGACTTTCTGAACGCCGTTGACGATCGGCCCGTCTTCGACAACAATGAGCACCTTGGCCATGATAGGCTCCTAGTGACGTTTGAGTAACTGATCGATCACGGACTCGTCCGTGCCGAGCAGGATCGATCGTATGCGCCCTTCGTTCAAATCCTGGATGCGCTCTTCGAGCGTGGACGGGGACCTGCCGCCGCAACGGACACGTGGACCTGGACAGGTCTTGCAGGGATCTTTCTTGAGGGATAGGATCGGAGACAGAACGCGACCACCAAGGAGACATCCTTGGGGCACCAGTCCCCACTGCACGGCGAACGCAAGAGCCTCATCGTCGGGGTCTCGCGCCGCCTGCTGGAAGTAGTGGAGTTTTAAAACAAGTCCCCCTTGCGCTTAAAACGTACCCGGAGGGGGACAGCAGGGTTCAAGGATAGCTCGTGGCGGGATCGGAGAAGGATGACCCCGCCAAGAGCGGGCCGCAGCGCTCGCGGCTATTCGATTACTTGTCGGCCTGAGATTCCTTCAGGGCTTTCTTCGCGGCCGCGAGACCGGAGCTGCCCTTGTCCCACGCCCAGCGACCGGGGTTCTTCACCTTGGAGTTCCGGAGGATCCGGCGCGCCGTGCGCGGTTCCATCTTGAGCTCCTTGGCAACCTCGGCCAGAGTGACCTGGTTCGTCGCGGTCTTCACGACCTTCTTCACGGTGGACTTCTTGGCCGCTTTCTTCACGACCTTCTTCGGCTTCTTCTTCACCGTGGTCTTGGATGCATCGGAACCAGCGTCGCTGCCGGCAGTGCCAGGGGTGTCATCGTTTTGCATGTTCGCTCCTTCATCGGTTGGTAGGTTTTTGATCGCCTCGCGTACTCGTAAGAGGTGGCGGGACAATCTCATCGTATCACCACTTGGCTGAGAGTCAACAATCTTCTTTCTCACGGTCATTGGTATTTTCTCCGATACTTGTTGAGAATAAGTTTTGCAAAACTAACCTTGTCCATCACCGCTTTGAGCAGATCTTCGTCCACGGTGCCGTTTGCTACGAGATAGTGATACCTCGCCCGCAGGCCCCAGTAAGACAGAATGCGTGATTTCGACTGGTCATGCGTCAGGTGGCTGTAGGTCCACGAGTGGAAGATCGCTTCCTCGGCGCGTGATAGGTCGATCGAGATGCCGGACTGGATCTGCACCACGATGACGTCAGTGTCGAACCCCCGGAACTTGTTCTTGCCGGATACCAGCGTCACTGATCGGCCGAGCACGCGGCACAGCTGCCCGAGCCGATATAGTTCAGGGATGAACCGAACGAAGATCACCACGGGGACGCGCCCTAGCTCGAGCAGGAGTGCGCCTGTCCACGTCAGCTTTTCGTAGCCATACCAGATGGGTCGGCGGTTCTCATCCATCAGGAACCCGCCTGACAGCTGGTGGAGCTTCATAGCGAGTGTGATCGCACGTGGTGCGGTGATTCGCTTTTCGGTCCAGACGAACTCGCCGCTGATCGTTCGGGCTTTAATCTTCCGGTCCTCGAGCGCGATCATGAAGTCCTTTTCCATCGCTCGGTACGTCGAGTCAGTCTCCTCGAGGTCGAAGCGGACGATGTTCGGTGGCGCGATGTCCGTCTTGTGGGGCTTGATCTCTTCCAGCTCGACGCGGAAGGCCCGGGTGTACAGCAGCTTGGTGAATTCCCCCTCGTTCTGGTAGCCGACGATCTGCTTGCCTTTGAAGCCCCCCATGATCAGGTACCGCTCCTTGAAGAAACTCCACTCGCCAAACAGCTCTGGGTCAACGAAGTTCATCTGCGCCCAGTAGTCCTCGAGACCCGTCTCCTGTGGCGTACCCGTCAGCCCCAAGCGCCACTTCGCTCGACGCCCGCAAGCGCGGATGACCCTCGATCGTTTCGAGTGGCGGTTCTTCGCGTAGTGAAGCTCGTCCGCCACAACGAAGTCAGGACACCACGTCTTTAGCCGGCGTCGGTTCGACCACAGCGAGTCCCACGTCATGATGCGAACCTCAGTGCCAGGCAGACCGTAGCCCCATTCCCTGTGCGCTTCCCACACGGCGATAGCGATTTCCGGGCACGCGATCAGCAGACGCTTCGGGGAGCGCTCCTTGATCACCTCGTAGGACACTCGCGTCTTCATCGTCCGCTGCTCCATGAACAGCGCGAACCCATCGTGCTTGAGGGCTCGATCGCGAGCCTCGACCTGGTGGGATAGGAGGGGGGGTGTCGTCACCAGGCGCACCTCGAGGTCGAAAAGCGCATGTTTCGAGGGGGTCGCGAGGCCTGAACCCAGGCGATTTGAGCGTGATTTGCGGCGTTTTCGAGGGTTCGACCTGTCCCTATGCCCGAACGAGCTCCCACCGCCGCAAATCGCTTCAGTGTCGAAAGCTCGACACTCGTAACTCGTTGATTTACAAGCATTTATTATCCTTAATAATCAACGAGTTACGAGGGGCCTTAGATCTGAGGGTCCTCGCCCTGGACGACTCGGGGGGCGAGAGTCCAAGCGTCGAAGTACTGAGAGCCTGCCATCTCACCATCAGCACACGACCACGACCACGCTCCTCCGCGATCGGAATTCGAGTCGGGCTCTCGCTGTGCGAACTCGATCGTGAAGTGGGCAGGGTTGTGCTCATTCGGTTCTCTCCTCTTAGCTACGATACAGGGCCGACCGATGGGCGGATTTTTTCCATCTTGGACACGACGCCAACGCGGATTGAGTTTCATCATCATTTCCTTCGAGCTTCGATACGACGGATCCCGAACTCATTGACCCAAGCATTGATCACGGACTTCGGTCGGATATTCGCATAATCCTTGATCGAGAAGCATCCGACGTGCTCGAGTTCGTTGAGCATGAACACCCCCATCTGCTGTGCCAGGAAACGTCGAGCGCGCCCGCGATCCGCTTGCACTTTCTTGATCGCGTCGCGCTTCGCTCTTCGGTTGGCCCGTTCCACAGCTCGATCGATCCGGCGTGCGATCATCTTCTTCGCGCTCATTTGGCGTACTCCCGCGCTTCCCGGGCGATCGCGTCCATGCCTGGACGCAGGCGCTTCGGGAACGCTCGAGAAGCGGTTACCACATCAACGCTCTCAGCGATTCGCCACAATGCACGGAGTGCTCGATCACGCTGCTCTCGCAACTCCTCAATCTTCTTACGAGCTTCGGTTAAGAGAGAACTATCTATCATCTTCTTCTCCAGTGTCTTTCGACTCATGATTCCCCCGCTTTCGCTAGACGTTGTTCTCTAACCCAAACTTGGTCTTTGATTTTTTCGAGTAATTCTGCACATCGACTACAGACGGTCATTCCGTCTTCCTGAATCCTCAATCCAAGTGTCGCACCACAAGGACACTTTGGAAAGGTCCGTTCTCGATCACGTCGTGTCTTTCTGTTCATGGCTTCTTCTCCAGCTTGGCCGCTTCGATCTTCAGCAGCTCGACGACTGCGGGGACGTCTTCGGGCGTCCACTCCCAGCGGCCGGCGGGCTTCTTGCCCTTCGACCTCAGGATGCGACGCGCCACCTTCGGGTCCACGTTCGCTTGAGCGCAGACCTTCTTCAGCGGCACGCCGTTCGGGATTCCTTCAGCTGTCGCTTTCTTCGCGGCGCGTGGCGTCGAACTCGTGGCGTCACCTTCGCCACCTTCCTTCGTCTTGGTGCGTCCCATCGCGCTCGAGTGGAACATGTGCGCGGGCATCGCGGCGCCCTGGATGTACTGCGGCAGCTTCGGACCGATGTCGATCAGGCGACGCGCTATTGCACGGCGCTGTTCGATCGTCGGCTCCTGGCTCGGATCGATCATCCCGACCAGCTTGTACGCTGTGTCCTTCACAGCGAACTCGGCTAGGCCTTCCAGCAGAGGGGGCTCGACCGCTTTCACTTCGGGTTCGATCTTGAGAGGGATCGGTCCGACGATCTTCTTCACGTCCACCATCAAGACGATCTGTTTCGAGCGGACTGCGGACACAATCTCCTCAGCGTTGCGAGGCGCAGAGCGCTTGGTCATTCCTTTCTTGACGCTGGGTTTTTTCTTCACGGACATGGTTCTCTCCTTGAGTGACTACGATTTACCCGTTCTCCGACACGCGCTTTGAGCGTGCGAACAGACGCGGGTGGTATCCGATCCGACGATGCTGCTCGTCATCGCGGGCGATCTTGAGGCAGGTGTCCTCGTCCGGCCAGCTGCAATGAAAGCCTCGGACGATGAACTTCTCGCCGACTTGCTCCTCGATCTGGAAACTTCCGTGGGCCGAGCCTGTGGGAGATCGATTCATGCGCGTCACGACGAACTGCCGCGTGCCCTTGGTGACGACTCGGGATCTCGGTCCGGTGTACGGCTCGGGTAGATGATGGATTCCACAGCCGCCGTGGAGCTTGTAGTCGGGCACGAAGGTCAGGACATGACCTTTCCCTTCGAACTTGACCATGACCTGTCGCTGAGTGCCTTTGATCTTGCCGACTCCTTTGGTTCTGTGACGTTTCATGGAAGCCTCCCGCAGACGACTACGGTCGCTTTCATCACCAGGGCGGCCGCGTAGGCGTCACGCTTGATCGCATCCGGGAACCAGTGGATGATGTTCACTCCCCAGGTCTGGTACTTTACGAAGTACTTGTTCATTCGAGTCTCCTTGAGTTCCCAGCCGCCTTGCGGCGGCCGGGAGTTGTCGCTACTTCTTCTTGTAGATGTTGAGGCCGAACTTCACGCCCGCGGCGCCGGGGACATCGACGTTCCCTTTGGTCGAAGCGAGTACCATCGACTTGCCGCTCTTCGACTCGGTTCCCTTCACGTCCAGCTTGACCTCGATCGTGAGGACGTTTGCTTTCACCGTGCACTTGATGTTTTCCATTTTGCTGCTCTCCTTGGGTTGACTACGGTTTAGAACGACTGCTTAATTGAAATTGACTTCTCCATCGTGGTGGACCTCGATCCATCCGGATACACCATCAACAGCTTCGTGCCCATGCGGTGTTTGCGATTGTCCCACACGGGATACTTCACCATCATCACAGCTGTTCGCCGAGACGCTCGATTAGTATACAGCTTGTTGATCGAGTGCCCATCGGCTTCAGCCTGCGATACCAGAACGGCCTGAACGTCTGTGAGGGCGGCTAGCGCCGCGCCCCACTTCCGCTGATGCCGCTCGAAACGCTGACGCGCCTTCTCGCGTCGCGCTTCAACATACGCTTCGATCTGATCGATAGGAACACCGAAGGCTGTGGCGAGCGACTCCGCCAACATCTGCGTCGCGGGGCTGTCCCATTTCATGGCGGCAGCGGAATGTTCCGCGTCTCCACAAGGTCATCGCCCCAGGGCAGGCCGTAATGCTCAGCGCAGGTCGGACCGTATCCCACCGCCACGGATTCCTCCGTGGTCAATCTCTGCCGGCAGAAGCAGCAGTTCGAAGTCAGCTTGCCCGACGCCCTCGAGACGCCGACTGGATCATTGGCGAACAGCGTGAGTGCCGCGAGCTCGTCTGGCCCGCAATCGCCCGACTTCAGGAAGGTCCCATCCTTCAGGATCTTCCCGAAGTAGGCGTCGGTGCCACCGCACTTGACGTAGATCGCTCCAGGATTCTTCCCGTCGTTCTTGGCGGGCTTCAGCTGAAGCGGCACGATGTCCTCACCCAGCATCACAGCGATGTCGATCTGAGCACGTCTGAGACCGTTCGATCGAGCGGTCTCGAACAGCTTGGCGACACGCTCGAGACCGGGCGTACCTGCCAGCTGAGCCGCAGCCAGCGGGGCCGACCAGGAGGACGTTCATGCCAGCGCGCACGCAGCGCAAGACCTTCTCGAACAGGGGATGCGTGCGTTCCTTCAGGAGGATGGGCTTGCTCGTTCCATCGACCACGACCCGGGCGGGCTGCTGCTTCGCGACCGCCTCGGCGATGATGCGACGTACCTCCTTCATGTCGAGCGCCGCGGCCGGCGAGAACTTCTCAGCGATCATCTGCTCGACTTCCGTCTTCGACAGGCCTGCCGGTACTGCGACTGCCGGCGCAGTCGACGGCGCGACGCCACGCGCCGAACGGCGCATGTCGCCAACGATTTTCGCGATGTCCTGGAACTGCACGCCACGTTGATTCAACCAGGTGAGGACGTCGTCCTTCGACGCGCGGCCACCTGTCCAGCCCTTCGATCTTGCGACCAACCTCAGTTCATCTTTACTGAATTTCACTTGGTTTCTCCTTGAGTGAGAACGATGCGACAATCGCATCATGCTGCCCAGCCGAAGCTGGGCAGACTGTTGCGATTCGTTTTTTACCTTGAGTGTTCGCAGCGTCGCGCTTGCTAGACGTTAGCTGCACCGTTTTCTGTTGCCGCGCTGGTTAGGCGCCGATCATCTGATTGTCGTTCACGACTGACTTAGGCTTTCGATCGAACGGCGAGATGCGCGGTGCGACTGTGCCGGACGCCCATCAGACGATGGACCGGCCCCGCGGGATGCCCCAGACTTCGACTTCGAGCTGGCGTGGACATAGGTCAGGTTCTGCGCTTCGGCGAGAGCGGGGATGCCCTGAGGTGCCTGACGCGATCGGGGTATCCTCCCGACCCCGGGAGGACAGCGCTCCCGGACGACCCGCGGGTTTGGGCGTTGCGCCCCTCAGTCCCCGTCGACTGGTAAATCACCTAACACTATGAATTCTAAGGGGTAATCTTGAGAAAGTAAATGGTTGATCATTTATTATTAACACTTATAAATCAATGAGTTACGTGAGTTTTACCCCGAGAATCGAGCTTTGGCTGAGATAGAGATCTTTCGACGTGTCTCGAGCGAATGTCGATGTCCTTGGTGAGCGACTGATAGTCGCTGTCGCGTCTCGATTGAGGGAGTTCTCCCTCGATTCGCCATTGAGATTTTCTTACGAGTTCGAATCGAATGGGTCTTTCCGCTATTTGAACGGGAAAGTCGCTCTCGAGTTTCAGCTGTGGGGTTATAACCCAACATTCCTTCTCCTCCATCGGTTGAGTTATAGCCCTCCGGAGCTCGGCTGTTAAACCGATCGATGGCTCGGATCTCAAGTAAAACTAGATAGTCCCACTGACCAATTGCTAGAGCTTTAAGCTCGAAGCTCTTGATGCCGTACTTTCGAATAGCTCTAGAAAGTGGTCTGGAACTGTAATGATGAACGGCACATCTGAGGTGGCCACTTATTCGACGAGCAAGACTTTGAACCGTGATCCCAATGTAAGTCTTTCCACTCGGTGAGATCATCGAGTAGAGAGTACCAACTCGGTTGGAATTGACCTTAGACACATTGAAATTATATCAAAAAAAGACCCGCCGAAGCGGGTCGAATTCTTACGGTCGAAACTCGATCAGGCGGCCGTCAGGTCGCTGGTCTCCATTTCATACTCGTCTTTGTTTACCTTGACGGTCACCTTCTCGCCGTTGAGTTCGGTGATGACGCCCGACAGGGTTTTCTTGCCGTCTTTGAACGTCACCGCCTGTTTCAGCTTCCACGTCGGCTCATCGTCGCCACCACGCGCCGGGCGCTTGCGCTTCGCCGGCGTCGATTCTTCAGTCGCAGTGCTGCCCCCGTCCACGGACGAATACCCGTTGACGCGGTTCTTCTGCTTGCCCTTGTATTCCTCGTGGATGATGTCTCCCACCACGACGATTCCAACGAGCTCGTCCAGATCGATGGACATCGGGCCGTCCACCGTCTGGATGCCGCCGGCTTCCATCACCGAGCGCAGCTTCCACAGCGCCTTCGGCTGCAGCGAGAAGTTGTCGTACACCGTGACGCCTTCGTTCTCGCCCGGCTCGGCGACTTCGAAGCGGCCTTCCAGGTACGGCTTGCCGCTGTCTTCGCCTTCTTTCTCTTCGATTTCCTTCAGCTCCAGCTGGATCGGTCCCTCCGGCAGCAGCTTGCCGCCGCCGGTGACATCGACGCCAGTGAAGTCAACCTTCACGGACTTTCCCTTCTTCATGGCTATTTCCTCTTCTTGGCGGTGGCGGTTTCGGAATAGTCCCCCCGGACGATCGCCACCAGCTTATCGTATGTGGGGTCCACGATCGATTCGGGGGCCGCTATTCCAACCGGACTCCGGACCTTCGTAGTGTAGTAAGCGTGCGGGCCGAGACGCATGCCGTACTCGACATGGCGCACGCGGCGCTTGTTCTCGACTGTGAAGTTCTCTCGAATGAACGTGTTGCCGATGATTCCGACGCATCCGTTGAGAAACGACGCGACGCTCGGCATGACCTGAGGCCCGACTTCCGGCTCGAGCTGGTCATCTCCGCTAGCGTCATCCGCTGGGCGCGTGGTTCGATCATGCGCAATGAAGATGACGTGGATTCCTTCTTCGGTCAGGTCCCGGAAGTTCAGTAGCCAGGTCTTCATCAGACCGCCGGTCAGACCGAAGATCCGCTTCGAGGAAGCGTCGCTGTCTTCCTTGCCTTCGTCCTTCTTCGCTTTGGACATCGCGAGATCCTGGAGCGTCGTGATCTGATCGATCACCACGGTCTTGAACTCGTGCTCGCCCTTCTTCAGGTACCAGAAGACCTGTTCGAGTTCGTCCCACTCCGTGATTCGACCGACCTTGATGCCCTTGACGTTCGAGATAGAGGAGGTACCCTTCTCGCGCACGTCCAGAAACAGCATCGGCTTCGGGAACGTCGAAGCGAACGTGGTCTTCCCCGTCCCCGAGCGTCCCCAGGCCAGACAGGCCACGACCTCCGGGACCTGATCGACTGCGGTGAATTCGATCGGGGGCTTGTTGCTGGCCTTCTTTCTAATCGCTGGCATTGGTATCGCTCCTGTGAACGTGACGGGGGTCCTGATTGATCTGGTAGTCGCTCTTGCGGATGAAACTTGCGTCGAGTCCTCGCAGCTCGGCTTGACACAAATTATAGTACTCGCAGCCCTTGCAGTCGCGAGTCATATTCCGCGTCTTATCCACGCCGCCGAGCTTTTGCATCTCGAGGGCGGACGCTTTCGCGTCGGCCACGATCGTCTCGATCATCGCCTTGTTCGGCGTCGGCAGCTGCACGCGCTGGTAGAAGTCCATCGTCCCCCGTTCCTTCAGTGGCACGAGGATCTTCTTGTAGTCCTTCGGGTTCAGCTTGTTGCGGACAATCTCCGACATGTAGGTGTCGTAGTCGGTGTCGATGTTCTGCCGTTGAGACAGACCTCCCTTCACCAACGTCTCGGGGATCGCTGGTGGCTTCGTCCGGATGTAGTCCCAGATGACGCCTGCGGGTTTCGGATACCCGGACAGCGGCATCGCCCACTGATAAAAAGTTTGTTGCAAATCGCCGAAGCGCGCCTCGTGATCGGGGATGTTCTTGTGCGACTTGTGATCCATGTCCCAGACGCGCCCTTGCTTGTCGCGTGGCATCTTGTCGATGTGCCCAGTGAAGACGATGCCCGGCGCCAGGTCGACACGGATTGGCAGCTCGTAGGGGGTGTTCGAATTTAACACCCCTTCTTTCTGCGGTGGAATCAAATACGTCAAACCATCCTTAGCGTAGATCTGCTCGTAGCGCGCCATGATGCGCTTGACCTCAGTGATCGGATCGCCGTAGTACTCCTGCTCGGCCGCGAACATCTTGGCGTACTGCTTCTCGAATGGCGTGAGAGCAGTCTCCCACTTCGGCGCCTTCGGGTTCACGCGGCGCAGAGCCATCGCGTCGGCGCACTTGCCGATCATCGTCCCCCGGATCAGCTGGATGACAGGCTTCTTGCGCTCGAGTAACTGAACGTGCCGGTAGTCGTACATTGCATGGCAGCGGCGCCACGTCTTGATCGTAGACTGACTGACTTCGAATGGTCCTTGCGACTTTTCGCCTTGAGGACGAACAACTTTCAAGTGTGCGCTCATGCTTGTCTCCGTTGGTGTCTCATACAGTATCGATCATGACAGGTACACTTCTCGAATAATTTGGCAGACGGGCCACATACTCCTGACACTGAACGAGCGAGGGTGATCCCTTGGCCGTAGATCGTCATCTTGAAACTCTTTGGGTGGCCACAGAATGCACCGTCGGGATCGGCCGCAGAATGTTTACACGTCAGGCACTTGTCTCGATGATAAGCATCATTGGCGAAGGACTCAAACATGTTGTTTCCTTTTGATTTTAGTTCCTTTGCCCCATCGGCCGACTTCGATGTCGACGTTGAAGTTGATTGGAAAATTGAGCCCGCATTCTTTCGCGAGCCGTGGGTGATCTGCTACCTGGCGGATCTCCTCGAGAATCGAGTCGTCCTTGAACCAGAAGAGAATCGAGTCGTGTACCTCACCGACGATGCGGAAGCGTTCCCACGGAAACGTCTCCATCAACTCGGCGAGGATCATCGCCTTGTAGTCACCTATGAATCCCTGGATTGGCGCGTTGATCGCTTGCCGCTCGCATTCAGCGACGAGCGATCGATCACTCGACCAGATCCCCGGCAGGCGACGCTTGCGCCCGCACAGGTTTCGGACGAACCCGTCCGCCTTGGCGAGCTTGATCTGTCGCTCGTGCCAGGCTGGTAGCGCGTGATACAGGTTGAAGTACGCATCGCGGAACGTCGTGGATTCCTGCAACGTCGGTTCGAATCCGTATTTGGTCTTAGCGTAGTTGATGAAGCCGTTCGCACTCTGACCGAAAGCGAATCCGAAGTTGATGCCCTTGGCTTTCTTCCGTGCTTCCTTCCAGTCGCCGTTGAGGGCGATCGCCACATCAGGATCCAGCCGCCCGTAGTCGTGCACGAGGTCCATCGCATCAGGGAACTCGAGCTTTCGCTTGGTGATCTGCTTCGCTGTGCTCATCACCAGATCGATGTACTCGCCGCCACCTGCACGCACGGCCTCCATCAGCGTGCGCCAGTGAACGTCCTCGCCCTTCTTAAAGCACGACAGCAGTTCCGGGTCGCGTGAGACCACGGCGATCGTCTTCAACTCGGCTTGCGACAGGTCGAGCTGGCCGAACTTCCACCCAGGCGGGGCGATGATCGCATTGCGGATCGTCCCATCGCGTGGCGTCTGGTGCAGGCGGCTCGAGTATCGGCCCGTCACGGTGCCGTGCAGCTTCGTGCTGAGGTACAGTCGCGGGCCGTCCATGTAGTCGCGCCACCCGCCGGCGTAGGTTCCGTCTTCCTGACGCTCGCCCGTGTACGTCGAGAGGAACTTCTTGTGCCCGCGGTACGCCTCGAGCAGCTTGCCGATCGGGTGCTTGATGTCGACTAGCGCTTCCTCGCCGGTTGAAGGTGTGTCGCGTTCGCCGGTGTCGGGGTTGACTTTGTCCGTGAAGATCGTCGGCTCGAGACCGAGGTCTTTGTACAGCACCTCGGCGACCTGAGCGGGCGCGTTCCAGTTGACCTCGCGCTTCGCGATGCGATTCAGCTTCTTGATGGTGTCGACCATCTTGCGCTTCTCATCGACTTCCGATTGCGCGAGGTAGTCGAGGTCAACATACAGGCCGTTCTCTTCGATCTGCTCGAACGCTCGAGCTGCGGGCATGATCACTTTCTCGTACAGCCACCGCTCTTGATCGTCCATCTTCTTGCGGAAGATCGGATCGAGGCGTCGCGTCCAAGCCGAGTCACCGGCGTTATAGCCTAATAACTTGTGGATCGGCACATTTCGCGTATTTTTTTTCTCTCTCATCGAAAGATCATAATCTGGAGCCCCGCAATGTTGACGAGCGAGGATCTTCAAACCGTGACTGGAGTTCTCATCTGTCAGGTGACTGGCCAGCATGGTGTCTGACGCCAGTGGGAATCGAACACCAAACCGGCGCATCAGGCAGAGGTTGTCGTATTTTCCATTGTGCGCGACCATGCGCTTCCCGGCGGTCATAGTGACCAGTTCCTCAAGCAGGAGTCTGCACATCTCCTCGTTCAGAACCGCCCCCGCGTGACCGGGCATCGCAAGCGCCCAGTTCTTTTCCATTTCGTCACTGTTCGATGAAATCCGAAGCGAGAACGAGATGGATGTCACCTCATATCCTTCTTTCCACCACTTCAGACCGTCTCCTTCATCTTCGCCGGCGCCTTCGGTGTCGAAGGAGATAGCGTCAGCGAGTATCCAATCGCTGATGAATTCATCAAAGTGCTCGTGATCGATCGGGCTCCACTTTGGCATCTCGTTCGAGAAGCTGCCATTCAACACCGAGGCGTACCGAGCGACCGCCATGCGAAAGGCGCTCTCCTTAGACGGATCGCGCAGAACGTATGCCGGGTGAAAAGCGCAAACATACTGCTGGCCGTCCCTTTCGACTACCTGCCCATTCATCTCGGTGATGCCCGTGCGATTCAGCATCGACCGCATCGCGATCGCTCCGAGAAGCAGAATCGCTTTCGGTTTTCGGTCTTGAATTTCCTCGAGGAGATACTTCTTGCAGATCTTAATTTCGCTCGGCTCGGGTTTCCGATTTGATGGGGGGCGGCACTTCGCCGCGTTGGTGATATACGGGTCGTGAATGCCAAGTTCCTCGAGAATCGGGCGCATCAGTTGCCCGGCTTGTCCCATGAACGGCTTGCCAGTGCGCCCTTCTTCGCGGCCTGGCGCTTCACCTACGAGGAATCCCGGGCCGTCGCCTGTGCCCCAGATGCATACGTGCTTGGACGACTCGTGCAACATGCAGTCGGTGCAGTTAGGATTGCGTGACATAACGCTTCAGCTGTACAACAACCACATTGTTCGATTCCAAATATAAAATTCCTTCTGGTCGTCTATACCGGCGATCGTAATAAACTCGTGTGATGCCCGAGTCCCGAATGTTCATGGCGCACTGGAGGCATGGCGAATCGGTGCAAAACATCGAAGCCCCCAGTAGATTGATTGAACGCTCTTTGGATCGTCTAATGACGTTGAATTCAGCATGCCAAGTTCGAGTACAGGGTTGAGTCAGGTCACAATTGAACTCGTCGCAATGAGCTTCTCCAGGGGGCGCACCGACGTACCCGAACTCCAATGGATGATACTCTCGGGCGATCACAGCACCCACTGAGAGTCTTCGACAGGTTCCTCGAAGAGCCACAGCATGGGCTATTTCCAGCAACATCTGCTCGCGAGAGATTCGATCGATCATCTCTTGGCCTCGAAGTCCTTGCGCTGCTCTGGTGTAAGTATCATTTGGAAACCTCTCGTTTGTTGTTCATACTACTCTTTGACCTTCACCGCTTCCGTGATCGTGGCGTGCAGGCCATCCAACACTTTGTTCTTCTCGGTAATCAGGTCGAAATATTCCTGCGCCTTCTGCTCCCACTGTTGCTTTGCTTTGCGTTCTTCCTCGACCAACCGCTCCAAATTTTCCACGCGGCCACGCAGGGATTCGATGTTAGCTTCATTCTCATTTTCCATTTCAATCTCCTTTGGTGGTTTCGTCACGAGTGGCGATGATTGCTGTGTCGCCTATCTCGACATTGAACAGTCGTTTCGCACACGCGCCACAGTAATCTTTGCCGTTTCTATATAGCCAACCATTAATCGGGAAACTGGCACGTTGTTGTTTAGCCAGTTGGTGCCGCGAATCTCCGTCGCAATAGCAACCGTCCATCGGACATTCCTTGCCGCCGTCGCAATATATCAGGGTTTCGTGGGCGACGCTCACGGCTTCTTGTTCCTCTCGTCTGCTCGGCGGATATTCTCCGCCGCCTGTTTCCATGCCTGCGTTGTAGTCAACCCCTCACCTAGAAATTTAGTCCCGCTCGGGAAATAACCTGATGGCGAAATTATTTTCCATGTGGCAGGGCCGCTTCTCAACCCCTCCAAAGGATCAATGTGTGGAATGCCATCATTCATAGCAAATGCTTCAGGAAATTTCCGGCGCACCCTTTCTATAGCTTGTTTTTTATTCACGGCTTCGCGCTCTTGTCAGAAGCAGCGTTCACTCGAATTTCCGTCGCAGCGTCCTCGCGGCCTTTTGCGTAACCTCGCCAGTACTCATAATCCTCCGGCTGGTCGGTGTATTCCTTCGGGTTATCGGACTTCTTACCCGCGAGAACGGCACATTCCTCCATAATGTCCGCTCTTGCGGATGGCGGCGTGTACCTGTCGATGATTCCGCGCTTCAAGTCCAGCGCCATCGCGGAGTGAAATTGCTGTTCCTCGATGGGGCTATCTTGGTCTGCTCCCGCCTCCAGTTCGAGTTGGAACTGCGTCAGCATCAGATCCAGTTCATTCGCCGCTTGCCCGACCACTGAAAACCCGCCGAGCGGGCCGTCCACCGTGACAGCTTCGGTGCTGGCGGCGACGTGGGATAGTGGCTCCGTGGCCTCTACAAGCACGCGCTGGCATTGCCCGCAGGTCATGCGGTCGCCGTGATGGTGCGGCGAAATGTGCATGTGCTTCTCGCCACCAACAGGGCAAATCATTCTTGGTGGTGTGGAGGGTCGCGCCGCCTCTGCGGTGTCCTCGGCCCAGCCAGTTTCGCAGGCGTCGAGCCTGGTAGTCATATCCGCAAGCTCGCGCTCAAGCTGGCGGGCGAAGTCGTACCACTGGCAAATACATTGGCCCTTGTCGAGTCCGAAGCCGTTGTTCGGTTGAGTTGCAAGCACCGCATCCGTCCTCGGTGTCGGCTTGTCGCTCATGGCCGATCTCCGAAGAGCAGACGATAGTCGTTGACGAACAAGTGCAAGCTGCCGATCCACATCGAGAAGAACCCGGGCTTGACCTGCCTCCATACTCGGAAATTAGCAACGCGCAGGCGCTCGAGAAGCCACAGCGTCAGTCGGATGCACAGGTACATGTCGTCGCGGAAGTGCCGGTAGAAGTCGCACGACCTGATCGGGTAGTGCACATGCAAGTGCCCGTTTCGCATGATCCAGTGATAGCCGAGACTGCATGGAACGCGACCCCCTGCACCTGTATCTTCCGGCCAGTAGATCGGCAAGTAGGCTTGCCGCGTCAGCGGCTGCTCGGTTAGAAGTCTGATGATGCTGTCGAGGTCGCCGTACGGGCGCCCGCGGATGCCGAATAACCCAGACGTCACACCCGTATCGGGGGTATCTTGGAATCCTTTGTCCGCTCCGCCCCAGAAACGCTCCATGTAGTTGACCTCGAACCTCCCCTTGGCGTCGAGGAACCCCTTGGCTGAGTGCGCGAACGGCCAGTCCTTCCACGTCTCGCCAGGGTTCATCGGATATCCGCAGACGCGCTCGACAAAGTGATCGTCGGCCCACGGCAGATTCGGCTTGATCTGCTCGGCGTAGTACGCCGGATCCTCGCTGGGCATTTGGACGCGGAAGTCCCAGCCGATGACCTCTCGCATCTCGGCCTCAGGACGTTTCGAGATGTCGATGCCTTGCCACTTCTCCGTCTTGATCACGCGAGAGTAGTCGCGCATCGCGTCGCTCGTGCGCGAAATAGCAATGTCGAATGAGGGATGAGCTGTAGACATTTTTAGAATCTCGCTCTTTTGTATGGGTTTTTTTGAGACCAACGGTAGATCAAGAAATAGCTCACACCCTGTTGGAAGAAATGAGGAACTCGACCAGGAACCAGTGTTGAAGCGAGGGAAAATCTGACATTGCAAGAGACATCGTGAGGTTCAAGACCGATTTTATCCTTCAACCAGGTCGTGATGTGGAATCGGCGGTCAAAAAACCGATGACCGTCAGTCCCGTCTTGAAGCTTAACAATGAGGCCGTGGCGCGAAACCCTCAACAATTCGGTAAGTGTCTCATGATAACTCCAGGTCACTTGGGTCTCGGTCTTCGGTGCTTTCCCATAAGACTTTTCGTATCGAACTCCATCCCCCCTCTTGTACGGAGGGTCACATACGTCAATATCGAACGAATCGTCTTCGAATGGCAATTGGCGATTATCACATTTCACAGTTGCACCAGGTCGAATATCTACCCCCGTTATTTTTCGATGTTTGACGTTCCGATAGAACCTACCGAGTCCATAGTTCACATCCAGTATCGTTCCTCTAGGGAAGTGGAGATTCAAAATTGCGGCTATATTCTCGGCTGAATTTGAGAAAACATTATTCGACTGCACGTTTCTTCCTCACGGTAGATTTCCGGGGTGCGTGCGCTCGATGATACTCGGCCATCTCAGGCCCACAGCGATTGAAGAAGTACTCATCGAGTGGCACTCGATCGAGTCCTTGCGCCAGCTCTCGCTGCTTCACCTGAGCGCGGTAGGTGTAGCGATTCACCGGATCGAGATAACGGCTCACAGCTTTCGTCGCCAACCACCAGAACGCTGGGTCATGCTTGCGGATGTGCTGAAAGAAGGCGACTCCGTCTGTGTGTCGAAACAGCAGCGGGAAGAAGACGGCCGAAACGTACAGGTTGGCGAAGTAGAACCGTACGACCGATGGCTTGACCCCGACACCATCGAATATGTTGTGGAGCAATGTGATATCCGCCCCGAATTTCATAATCGCTTCCGTGCTGCGGTAGAAGACGTCTGCCGTGGTGGTCAGCTCTTTTCGGTGCCAGCGCTGCGAGATGACCACGTTCTGGATGCACCAGCCCTGCGTGATGGGATGCGTCTTCTCCATGTTGCGCGTCAGGATCGACACCGAGGAATGCTCTTCACCGACACGCTGCTTCAGCTTCGCTTTGGCTTTAGCGACCTCCTCCTTGTTGTAGTAGAGATTCAGCAACCTGGTCACTTTCACGGGCTTATAGCCCAGATCGCGCAAGATGTCCAGCGCGGGCGGGAGTTCTTTTTCGTCCCACCGCACGCCCTGAACGATCTTGCGCACGCCGTGCAGAACGAACGTCGGCAGCGCAACAGCGTGCTTGATCAATCCTATGAGCATCAGACTCCACCCTGAGTGTGAATGATTGCGCCGCGCATCTCGAGTTCGAGTCGGATCGAAGGATCGGGGGGCAGCCAGCCAACGGGCTTAACCACGTCCCAGGGAGACTTTCTCGTGGAGTCCGATCCATCTGATGCAGCTCGAATCTTCTTCATGTTCGCGTCGTGAACGTGCTGCCAGCATTCGACCCACGGGACGTTCATCATCGCGGCGGTCAAATACGCCTCGAGCACGGCCATCTTCAGGATTCCCACGGTGACGTCATGCGCCCATTCACCTTTGCTCTTCGACACGTGATTAAGACAGAACTGACCGATCAACCGAGCCATGCGGTCGTGCATCTCGAGGTTCAGTTGACCCGTCAGAAAAATCGGGGCCGATGTGTGGGGCATGTTCCAGCGGTTGCGCAAGACGCGCTGGCGTACTGGAGCGAACTTTGGCCACTCGACGTAGACTTCCCCCGCACCCATGAACAGCGCGGTTCCCATCGCGACATAGACAAAGTCGATCAGAGAATCGACGGTCTTCACGAGGTCGCTGCGGTTGACTGCATCAGCGTACTCGCTGAGCTCCTCGGTCAGAAATTTCTGCCGGAACCTGAACATCGAATCGTCCATCCAGTGGACTGGCACGCCCGGGTGATCGATCGGTACGCCAAATTTGACGTGGAACTCGCGCACATCGAGGAAGTCGTTTCTTTCGTGCATTTCAGCTCCTTTGGGCCGGATTGAATAGCGGAGCGATGCGTTGAAGCAGATCGTCCACCGTCATCGTCGTGTAGTCGTACCGGGTGTGCCGAGGACCGGGTGTGAAAAACAGATCATCATAGGCGCAGAGAATCGATTCGCCTTGCTCGATGACACCTTCCATCTGCTCGCGATCGGCCATAGTCGAGAAGATCCGAGCGTTAGGGGGTCGGCAATAGACCACGAGGTCGATTCGTTCTCGAGCCAACGCAAGGTCTTCGGTCTTGAGTGAGTGCCCACCTCGAATGATATTGCCGTAGATCGGCTCGCTGATAGCGACGTGACGATCAGTTACGACGATACCTGAGTAACTCTTCGCCACCTCGAGCAGATTGGCAAACGCCATGAGGTCGACTCCCCTCGCAGGACGCTCGACCTTCAGGAACACGGCGCGAAGCCTCTTGGCAAGATCCAAAGCCAAGGTGGTCTTGCCGGCGTTATCGCATCCTTCCACGACGATGATCATGTGACCCCCTCAGGAATAGGCGCTGCCATTAGCAGCTCGATCAGTTTGTCGGCCTGCCGCTTGTAGGCTTTTCGCCGTGCGGCGGCGGCGGCGTCGGCGTAGGCGGCGGCGGCGGCGGCGGCGGCGGCGTCGACGGCGGGGGCGGCGGCGGCGGCGTCGGCGGCGGCGTAGGCGGCGGCGGCGTCGACGGCGGGGGCGGCGGCGGCGGCGTAGGCGGCGGCGGCGTCGGCGTAGGCGGCGGCGGCGGCGGTGGCGGCGGCGGCGTACTGCCGGGCGCTTTGCCATTCTTTCGTTGCTACCTTCTCGCCGCGCCCGGCGCGAGCATAGAGGTCTGCTACGTCCTGAATGGCCTTCTTCGTCCGGTCAGTCTTGGCGAAGCGCAGAACACCATCCTTTTCGTCCACCAGCAGCCAGTGCGCGAATTGATACCAGACGCTGGAGAGGTCAGCACCGACCGGAATCGCGTTCAGGAAGCGCATGGGAAACTCTTTCGAGTTGCCGTTGCTCATGCCTTCGAAGATGCGATCTTCCAGTCGCGCCAGGATCATCGGAATGCCGAGTTCCGTTTCGTAGGCACCATGATTGCTGCTGTGGATCGTGCAGCCCACGGCGCAGCCCTTACCGTTCTCCCAATAGGTGCCGTGGATGATTTCGTCGGCCACTTCGTGCGCCTTTAGGCGGTCAACGTAGCGGGCCTTGAGGTTGCTATCACCGTGGAATGCGATCATTTCGGTTCTCCTTTGAATAGTGCGTAAGTTCGCGGGAAGGACTCGCTGACTAGAATTCCAACGGCTTCAGCATATTGCCGAATTTCCCACTGCGCGTTCGGCGCTTGGCGCAGCGTCAGGAATTGCAGCCAGTTTCGCAGATTCGCTGAGGCCCGCATGCGGCTGTATCGAGCGACAGGAACGGGCAGACGTGCGAGTTCCTTCGGAACACCAAGCTTCAGGCCCCGCTCGTACACCACTTGCGAATACTTGTAGGCCGACTCCAAATCTCCTAACCAGTTCTCGAAGTCGGGCTCCTCGATCGGGTCTCCCTTCGCGTTGAGTGCAGCAGCCTGTCTGTTCGTTCCGACGCTGGCGATGCCGTTGAGGATGCGATCGATCGATGGAACGTAGTTCACGTTGGGCAGCGGGATGTATCGCGCCGACATCTCGTTATATGACTGCGTGCGGTGACGGTGCCACTCGCGAAAGACGAAGATCGGCGCCATCACCTCGATGACGATGCCCCCCATTTCGAAAGGCGTCATGTGTTTGTTCTTGTACAGGAACGCGAGGAGCTTCTCGTCGCCTGCTTTCGGCGTACAGGTACAAGGGAAAGTGGGCTCATGGAGCGAATGACAGCTGGACTCGTGAATCGGTCCCCACCCGTTGAAGCCCTTGTCGGTCGACATGCGGGCGGCTTCGATGACGCGCTCGTCCGAGCCCCAGCACTCGATGAACTTCACATAGCCGTGATCGAGGACATTGATCATGACCCGCTCGGCTGAATCGACGCCGCAGACGCGGCAACGGACCAGGCGCCCCAGTTAGCGAACCACGAGTTGATTTCCCGTGCGCCGTGGATCTTCTCGAGGAACCGGACGCTCTTGCCCTTGTGGAAGGCGTACCAGGTTTCACGCCGGGTGGACATCCCGATGTAGTCCCCGACATTCAGCACGAGGATCTCATCGGCAAGATCGATCTTCGACATGTGCAGACTGTCGAGGTTTTCTTTCTCGTGGGGGGAAATTACCCTCGGACCGATGCCAGTGTGATGCGTCGAGTGGAGGAAGAATCCTACCGACAAGACGATCTTCCCGGCGAGGGTCTCGTCGGCGTTCGCTTGAGCGAAAGCCTGGTAGAATTTCGTCGAGCCGCAGAGGCAGACGATCGTTCGCTTCGGGAAAACGGGTGGGGGTGTAACACCCGGCAGGGCTGTCGCCATGTAGCGCTCCTTAAAATGACCACGATTTCGAACGATGCGAATTGTACCTGATCGGAAAACCGACGGAAAAACTATTTTCCGACGATGTTCCCGCGACGAGCTTTTTGGAATAGTATTTCATCGACCATTTACTTTCCAACTCGGGGGAGCGACATCAGGTGCAAATGATTCTAGCCGCGGATGCCGTCACGGCGATCTGCCGAGAACTCAACTACTCTCGAGCACACGTTCAGACGAAACTCCGCCAACACTCTAAACGACTGCGGGCGCGCAAGCGTGGACGCCTGTGGAGCATCCCGGAGAAGCACGTTTCGACACTGAGAGAGATCGTCCTCACGACGTCCGGGCGTCGCTACAAACTCGGAGAGAGGGGTCCACATGGCACGGTATAGCCGAACGTCCACGGGATCTTTCGTCCGCGTGGGGCCTTTCATCAAGGCACACCGATCATTGTGGTACCACCCCGAGAGCGACTGCTATGTCGAATGCTTATCGAGTCACAACGCTTACGAGATTGCGAAGGAATGTATGGAGGTCACAGGTGATCCACTCGCTGAAGCAAATTTCAGACTTCAGCGGAATCTAAATACCATACGAGAAGCGAAGACGCTTCGACGATTGCAGCGATGAAGCTCCTCGTTGCGAAAGGCGTCACATCAAACGTCGGCAAGTCCCACGAGGTGTCGTGGTCGGCGTTCTGCGCGTTGATGCGCTCCTACAGCGTCGCAATGGCCGATGAATCAAACGAGACGAAGCGAGCGGCGTACTGGTTCTCAACCTCAGAGTACCGCGGGAACTTACGGCGGCGCGAGAACATCATCGGCAAGCCGTGGGCCGTGGTCGCTGACCTCGATGGGGTGTTCGACGAGAAGAAGGTGCTCAAGGCGTTGAGCCGGTGGGAGTACATCGCGTGGACGACCTGGAATTCCACGCCTGAGGAACCCCGGTGGCGTGTCGTGCTGCCTGTGGAGGGTGGCATAGACCTCGATCGATTCGGAGCGATCGTGGACAAAGTACTCTCTCCGATCGGCAAGAATGCCAAGATCGATGTTCGATCGCGCATGCCCGAGCAGTTGTGGTTTTGCCCGATCCACAAGCGATCGCAGGCCAGCAACCACACGATCTGGACGAACTCGGGCTCCTGGATACGCGACTCGGAGGTCATCAAGGTCGACTTCACGGGCGTTCGCATGGCGAACAAGCCCGAGGAAATCGGCAAAGGCGAGCGCAATTCCACGCTGGTCATCCGCCTGGGAGAGGCTGACGCGCTGCGCTGCGAGTCGCAAGCCGAGCTGCTCGAGATAGCGCTCGAGTGGAACTCGCGGCTGCCAGATCCGATGCCGCGGCACGAGGTACGCCAGGTCGTAGTGAAGAAGTGGCGCTGGATGCAGCGCGGCGACGGCCTGTCACGCCGAGCTGACGCATGGCGCGGTCACCTGAGCGTCGATGATTTGCCGGATATCGGCGTCGGGTTGCTTTCGAACGAGATACGCACGGCGAAGCTGCCGCCGTCGCTAGTGGGAGATTTCCTGTACCCCGGCGCTACGATGATCAGCGCGAAGATGAAGGAGGGCAAGTCGTACATCGCGATGCAGCTCGCCCTGTCTGTAGCGACAGCCGTGCCGTTTCTCGCGAACGCCCCGAAGCACATGGGCTTTCCGGTGCGCGCCAAGCAGAAGACCATCATCATCGCCGGCGAGGACACCGCAGGCGGCATCGCCCACCGGTTCTTAGGCTCGATCGCAGCCGGGCATCTTCCGACGATCGGGAAGAACGACGACATCAAGCTGGTGTTCAATGACGATCTGGACGAGGTGCGCCGCATCGGCGGACGCATCCACGGCCTGGCGCTGTTCGAGACGCTGATCGAGCGGTGGTACAAGCAGGGGTATCGGATCATCGCGGTCGATCCGCTGCGCGTGCTCGAGGCCGCGCTGCGCGTCGATGAGTACCCCGGCACGTCGAAGGGGATGAACGCCCACGCTCGAGATTTCCATACGATGCGCTACTATACGAAAGTGGCGCAGAAGTATGACGACCTCGTGATCATCATCTCGATGCACCACGGCAAGAACAAGCGCGACCACGACGGATCGGATCCCGGCGACATGATCGCCGGGACGACCGGTTTTGGCGCAGCCGCGATCACGACGATCTCATTGCTGCCCGTGCCCGAGTCGCTGAACGCCACCGAAGGCAAAGGCGGCCTGATCCCGAAGCGACGCGAGCTGTACTTGCACGGCCGGTACACCCGGGAGCAGCGCGTGCTGGTCGAGCAATCGCCTACGACTGGCGTGTGGATCGCTCTCGGCCTGGTGCACGACGAGCTGACCAGCGACGCGCTGAAGACGTACTACGAAGCGCTGATGAGAGCCGGAGGCACCGAGAAGTGGGTGTCCGCCGAGGAAATCGCAAAAGCGGTTGGAGCACGCACACCCCCAAAGAAGGTCCACGCGATACTCAACAAGGCGATGCGCGAGGGGAGCAACTACCTCGGATGGCGCTTGACGGTGAAGCGGGGGATCGGGGGCGGGTACAAGTTCGTCGAGAGCGTCCCTGGGACGCGAAAGGAGAAGCCATGATGTCGATTCTCATACTCATCAGCGTACTTTCACTCGGCAGCAGCGGAGCCGTCTTCTGGCTGCTGTACATCAGTTGCGACGATCGAGAGTGGATCGAGCGGATCTGGAGCCATCACCGAAACGCGAATGAGTCGGTCCGCGCTCACCAGCGTTGGGAACGTCTCGGGCGACCGAAGGACGACCCCCCGGATGTAGCGTTTTTTCACCCGACGGACTTCTGGCTGTGCGTGCGGGGAACTGTGGCGATCGTATTGGGTCGGCATGACGACACGCTCGAGTACGATCAGAAACTCGAAGTCGCGTGGGTAGATCGGGGGTACTACACGACGGATTATGGCGATGGCCGAGCGTTCGAGTATCTCCAGGTGCACGGGTGGAGCTACCTCATCGGGTCGGACGGCACACTATGACCGTAAAGCAGATCATCCGCTTCAAGATCGGCGCGCTGGTGCGCTATGGCGTCGGGCCGACAGCGCTGATGCGCATCGATCGATGGACGCCTGGCGGATACGTCGGGCAGCAGTGCTGCGGTGATACGATTGAAGTTCGAGCCGGTGACGTGCGCGGGCTCAGCGGGCGCGATCAGCACGAGTGGGATCAACATGACATCTTCAGGAGATACCGATGAGCTTATTCTGGTGGGGCTTTTGCGCGGGATTGATCACGGAGGGAGCAGTGCTGGTTGGAATCATTGCTTTAGGCTCGATCGCTGAAGTAGGAGACGAGGACATCCGCATCCGCCGCGAACTGGAGCATCAGCGCCACGGTCAATGGAGGGACTTCTTATGAGCTGGTGGAGCAAGAAACGAAAGATCTGCGTCGATTGCCGGTTCTGCGTCGATGTCGTCGCTGAGGGCGACACCACAGGGACGGTCATCGGGCACGTCTGCCGGCGGTTCCCGCCTTCGCGTGTGCCGATGCCGCAGAAGCAAACCTTCGTATCGGATTTCCCCCGCGTGCTGCGCAATTGGTGGTGTGGCGAATGGAGACACAAATGAAAGACCTTAAACGTCTACAATTTGTAGAGGGAATCGGCCTTATATTCTTGGGCGTGATTCTAATTTTTGCACTTGCTGCCTTCGTCTTGGTCGTACTCTCGCCCGCTGGGTTTGCCACGAGCACGGCGGACTTTCAGGTCAAGCTGCCACCGCCCGGCAACCTCATCCTTGAGGGCAGCGGAAAGGAGCTGGGCCGCGTCACTCCGGGAGGCGAGATCCTCATCGAGGGCACCGAGGCCGAGCTGAAAAAGGCGGCGGCGGACAAGAACTACGGCACCGAGTACCCCGCTTTCGCTCGGCTGCTGTTGGAGATCCGGCGCGAGCGGACGAGGAGATGCAAATGAAAGATTGGCAAAAGGCGCTGTTGATCTTGGGCTGGGCATTGGTCGCCATGCTGGGCATCGGGTTCTTTGCCTTGATCGGATTGGATAACAAGGCCCCCGCCAAGGTGCACTGGGTGGGCTACCTCATCATCGGACGAGATGATGTCATCCTGTTGGTCGGTGACGTACAAGTCGGGCTGCGTGAAGATGGCGTAGTCGTCTGGCAGCGGATCTCAACCCCCGAATCGAAGGAACCCGGCACTTGAGAGGCGACGACATAAAGGCGGGGGATCGAGTGCTGGTCGCGTACCCCGCAACTGCTGCGGCTCGACGC